CGATAACGGCGCGGCTTCCGGGGCTTTCGGGGGCCGCGCTTTTTCCCTTTTTAGGGGCTTCATCTACCGCTCATCTACCCTTTATCCAGATAAAGCGGATTTTCTCTGTCGATTTGGTGTCCGGTTATCGAATCACCGACGTTACGCAGCACAGCCTCCTGCAGGTTAGGCAATACATGTGAGTAAGTATCGAGCGTGACATTTATTGATGAATGACCGAGCCGTTCTTGAACTATCTTCGGGTGGATTCCGGCCTTGAGCAACAGCGTTGCATGAGTATGACGAAGATCATGGAATCGTATTTTAGGTAAGCCAGGATTTTCCTCCTGGATTTTCTTTATGATTCGATAGTAATTCCGCATCAGATTTCTTGGATTTACAGGAGTCCCTTTCGCTGTCTGGATAACAAGGCCGTGGTCATTATATAGTTGCTTAAGGACATTCTGCTCAGCCCTTTGTTTTTCAAAATGTATTTTCAATAATTCAACGGTGTTAGGGAAAAGGGCGATTGATCGAACGCTACTATCGTTTTTTGTATCATCAAAATCATACCCACCTTCTGATAATGTGTATGCTTGTCTAACCGATGCGATTTTAGTGTTCAAGTCAACATCCTCGCGAGCTAATCCGAGTATTTCAGACTTTCTCATCCCTGTCGAAGCTGCAAGCTCAAAAGCCATAAAATACTGATCATCTGCGGCTGCCTCAAGGAAAATCCGGAGTTGATGCTCATTCCAAACCTGAAATTTGGCCTTCTTGCCCTGAGGTAATTTGACAACTGTGGCGACATTTTGCGATATTTTTCCCCACTGAACAGCACGATTGAGAGCATCCAGAATCAATACATGAGCTTTCTTGATAGATCCTACCGATAGATTACATTTTTTTAGTAATGTTTTGTGGTAAAACTCATGAAGGTGTTCGGGCCTTAATTTTATAATTTGATTCTTCCCCAATTTAGGAACAATATGAGTCTTCACTAGCCATTGGTACGATTTCCATGTCCCATGTTTAACCTCTGTTTTCTTATCACGAAGCCATTCTTCCATGATTGTCCCAAATGTTTCTTTGCTTGGTTCAACATATGTGCCCTTGTTTAAGGAATTGAGAATCTCAGGAAGAGCTTTTTCCGCATCTCTTTTTCTTATAAAACCACTTTTGTTAGGCCCGCTAAACCACTTTTTTTTACGTTTTCCATTTTCATCTGTTATGTCCACGACAATGTAGTACTTGTCCCATTTTGAAGCTATATGTCCTCTCAATGTCCTACCTCCGTAGTTATTTAAAAATATCCTCTTTCCAATTTCAATACTTCTTCAACATCATCCATCCTCAAAATTAATTGCTCCACCTCCCTTCCGTAGCGAGCAGCAATTTGAGGGAGATTGATGCCAAGGTGTTCCTCGGATCCTGGTATTCGGGTCATATCATCAATCAGAACAGATACGCCTAGCATGTCACCAAAGTCTTCAGCTTCAGCTCGGGCAAAAGGGCCTGACACCTGTATGTATAAAGTTTCTGACCAGTCGAGTTCTCCCGGATCGGGTTTAATCAGCAGCTGCAGCGGTCGCACACGATCGGTGTAAAAATCGTAAAAAGCTTCAATACGCATAATAACTTCCTCCTTGAAGAGTTAGTTTTGGGACCATCCTTTGAGCTTTTTCCTGTTCCGCGATGGCTGCAAAAAAAACTCCCCGCAAACACCCGCCGGCGGATTTGCTCTAATCGCTTCTCTGCCATTTCGAAGGGAACATGAAATTCGTTTGCGATATATGCTGCTGCCTCACAGCGGCGCTCCGGAATGGGGAGGCGACATATCATAGCAAACGGCATCGAGGCATACAATGCGAATGCATCTGCCTCGTCTTCCTGCGCCTGGGTGAATTGTTCGGGCATAGTACTCTGATCGCCAGCATGCCTCAATAAGTGACATAGCTCGTGCAGGAAGTCCAACCATTGCTGAGTTGGTTCGAGACGCGAATCAATGTTCATCGAGTACATCCCTGGCTTCACTTCCAACGCTTCGCTCCCGAAACTTCCATAATATATCCAAACGTTTAATCGAACAGAAATATCCTCGATCGTGAGCTGTGAAGGTTCCGTAACGCCAATTTTGTGATAGAGCCCTTCTTGGAATTCCTCAATACGAGTCAGTTGATAGTATTTGAGCATGGTTAATGCCTCCATATATAGAATGTATGTTCGTATTTTTGGTGAAAAGAAAAGCCCGTTAGGGCTGGGAAATTGATAATAGTTTATCTCTTAATATCAAACTTCTGTTCTACTTGTGTTAAGTATGCTAGAGCCTGATATAAATAATTGTCTGAATCACCAACAATGGTTTGTATTCCCTCAATTTTTGAAGATGAAAGGTCTTCCTTCTCCAGCATTTTCTTAGCTTGTTTTATGGCTTCCAAGCGAAAGGTCAAAGCATCTTGTATTTCCACAACAAACGAACCTATTTTTTTCTTGGTTTCATCATCTAGCTCGTTGGCAGGGAGTTCTTGAATTTTTATGTAAAGTTTCTCGTATCTCTTCTGGGCTACTTTTAAATTTTTAATCCCATCAGAAAAGCCGATTGAGCCTTCACTAAGACCAGAGAATGTTTTTGACCAGAGACTTTCCCAGACAAAATCATATTCCGTCAATACAGCATCAACCTCTGGTTTGGTGGTTTGAATATAATATTTTTTTTGGGCTTCAATGGATGGAACGCTTTGATTGTCTTCAGATATTTCTTCCTTTTGGGCCTCTTCCTGTTGTTTCTGTTCTTGCGCTTCCTTCTCTTCAAGACTAGTCGTGTTTCCGTATGGTTTTTTTATGAGAAACGAATCAACCACTTTCGGAATTATTGTTTCATTTGCCTTTTCGTAATTCTGTTTAGAAACTGAAAGTGACAAAACATAAGATTTATTTCCAATTGGAATGATATATTGAGTAAGTACGACCGTTGCACCTGTTTGGGATATTTTATATTCTGCTGTCAATATTCCTGCTCTATAATTCGAATAATTTTTTTCAATAAAATTATTTTTTTTAAAATCACTTAAGCCATTTTCTTTCTCTATCAGTTTCATCGTTTCAACAGTTTTGTCTGCGATGTATCGAGCATCTGGCGCTAATAGCGGAGTATCAATCACCTCAATAATAACGTTATCTTTAAATAAAACTTCGTTATTTTGATCGACAAAACCAGCTTTTATGGTTGGGATATTTAGTGCTTCATCATATTCAGTCCAATTTGCAGGGTACTCAAACGAGAAATAATCATTTTCAAATTTACTGAAATCATCTGAATTCTTATTAGTTATGAAAGAACTTATTGTACCTAAAACGATAACTACTAAAAGGAATAGAAAAATCCCTTTAAAGACGTTACTGAACTTAAAGGAAGCAAGACCTTCCTCATCTTCTTTTGTTGATTGGGTATTGTCTTCACCACTAATTTGATTCATAGTAGCAAGTCCCCCCTATTCCCCCTGTCTTTGCCCAGGCTTCCGATCCTTCTCTTGCTTCAGAATAAATTTAAGGAATTGCCGCATCTCTGCTTTTTTCTGTTCTGGAGCATCGAGATACCCTTTAAAAAAGGCTCCATGAACATGGTTTTTCAGGAGTGCATCAAGCTCAGCATCTTCATTATTTTTACCGAGAGACGATGGGTTATCTGTACGTCCAAGCAGATAATCAGTTGTAGTATCAAGGGCATCTGCAATTTTTCTTAAAGAGTCCGGGTCGGGCTTTCTGTCATTTGTCTCGTATCGAGATAATTGAACAATTGTTAATTGGGACTTTTTTGCAAGCTCCTTTTGCGTGATATTCTGCTTTTCTCGAAGGTTTTTAATACGATCGCCAAGATTACTCATAGTTACTCCCCATTTACCATTTATAAATCAATATTACCATTGCCATATTGGTAAAAAAACAATTTTGCCAAAAAGGTAAATATTCAATTGACATTACCGAAATGGTAATTTATAATCAAATCATAACTTACCGATACGGTAATAGGATGGAGGTGGTGCTGTGAAGCGAGTAGACCTGAATAAAATAAAAAACCTCAGAAAGAATGCTGGTTTTTCGCTTGAATATATGGCTACCTTGCTTGGGTACGAAAGCGCAAATGGTTACTATTATTTAGAAATCGGAAGAGGTAAATTTTCTGCCGAAGCACTTGCAAAAGTTGCTGATATTTTGGGAGTACCAATAGACGAACTTTTTTTTGAAGAAAAAGTTACCGAAATGGTAATTAGTACTCATTCCCAGGCAAAAGAAAGTCGTTTAGCTGGACATAAGAATTTATATGAAAGGAGACGGACAGCCCCATGAGTATTCCAGCACATGATTTAGAGAGCATGAAAGCGACTCTGACTCAGGCTCTCCGAATCGTTGAAACTCTTACCAAACAACAAGTCCTGCAAGACGAAGGCATCTCAAGCGAACAACAACCAGACGAGGTTTTGACCATTCCGCAGCTCATGGCTCGTCTGAAAATTGGAAAACTAGCTATTTACGATCTTATATCTGAACCAGGTTGCCCCGTGCATTCAATAGGTGGTCCAAAACAAAAGCGAGTGATTTGGAGCGAATTCCTAGAATGGTTCAAGCAGCGCAAAGGCGCGTCATAATATGAGATTCCGTTGGTACCGGAAATCCTCCCGAGCAGCTTGTGTAACGATGACGGCCACTCGGGTAGCAGTCAAAGGAATGGACATTGAGACCGCATTGACACTCACGTTAGGAAAAGGCCACGCCAGAAATCCAGAAATGATTTCACAAAGGGAATTGCGCTCATTGAGTAAGGACGTGGCCGCTGCGCTGAAAAGGATAGAAGAAACCCGCCGGTGCGGAACGGGCGCCAGCGGGAAGCGATGAGTGGGTGCTCTTCTTACATACATCATAGATCAAGGCACCCTTTCAGCCTATTCCAAGTTGGAATAAAGGGGGTGAATCTGTTGAAGTTTGGGGCAATTATGCAAGCTTGCAGAGAGCGAGCCGGACTAAGCCAAGAAGAAATGGCGGAACGGCTTCATCGAACACAAAGCTGCATCAGCAAGTACGAGAACGACCACAAGGTGCCCGATATGCCGACTATGTTGCGCTGGGTTGAGGTAACAGGTGCAAAGGAAGTATTTGTGGCTTTCTTTTGTGGGATGGACGGTCTGTCTATCATGCAAAATATCATGACTTTTATAGGAGGATGAACATGAATAGAAAACAGTTGGTTGCACAAGCCTTACAAGCTTCCAAGCACGCTGAACACAATTTGAATGTGATTCGGGAAAACCCGGACAAGATTCTACCAGGTAGGCAAGTTGATGCAGAGGCATATCTGAACAAGATGATTAGCTTCGCAGAGGAAGAAATGAAAAACGCCCGGCAGGCAGGCCGGACGTCGTTGAGAACTCGACTTAAGTATCTCGTATCGATCATTTTATCTCCTTCTGACGAGAAACGCAAGGAGGGGACGGTGTGACTGAGGAGGACAAGCAACAATTCGCTGCGGCGCTGGCTGAGAGATATAAGCAACTTAACGATGAGTGGGACCAGGCTAGCGCGACATACTACCAGACTAGCGTAGTGCACGGGAATACAATTGGAGAATTTATAGCAGCTGATAAGCAGTACGCACTAGCATTTGAAAAATTATGCCTGTTTAATACCGTAATTGACTCTCTTCCGAACGACATTCGATTGGTGTTTTTTAAAGAGTATTCCCATCTCACAGAAAAATAGGAAATGGCAAAGCTGCGGCTTTGTCTCCCGGCGTCGCACGGTATTCTAACCTTTCTCCCGTTCGGCGTCGAGAGATGCGGCTGACGCATCAATAACACAGCAGAGGTAGGTGATAGACAGTGTCGAGACCTTGGATGCAGGAACTTATCTGGGTACGTCGTAATGACGCGGGTGTCATAGTGGGGTATAGCGAGAAACCACCACAAACTGGCGATTTAATTCCGACCGTGCCTAGAAAGGTTCAGCAAAAGACTGAACGTAAAAAAGAAAAATGACCCGTAGCAGCGGGTCATTTCGGTACATTGAAAATTCAATTGATACGGTCATTCTATCATGGGTGGCCGTTCAAACACAAGGAGGATGACGATGGGAGCAGCAATGTCACTCAATGTTTCAACGGAGAAAATCGAAGTTGTTGTGCGTCCGAAAATGAAATATTCACCGGCAATTCTCACTATCCGGTCAAAATCGGGGACCGTTGAGCTGCATGGTGATGATGAGCATTTTGCAGAGATTGAATACGCCTTGCGGCAACATCTCGAATCGCTTCGATATCCAGAAACACCGGATCAGCAGCAGATTCTGAATGCTGAACACAATCATTCCTTAGAGGAGGATATCGCATGAAACAAATCATTCTGGCGCGCCAGACAGCGCGCAACTTCAAAGGGTTTAGGAATTTCGAACTGGTAGCAAACGGTGGGGACGTTGACGTATACGGTGACAATGGGACTGGGAAAACAACCATCTTCGATAGCTTCTTATGGGCCTTGTTTGGTAAGGACAGCAGCAACCGCACAGACTTCCAAATTAAAGAGCTTGATGGGGAAGGAAACGTCCTGCAGCACGGTCTTGAACATGAGGTCGAAGTTGTACTGAGCATCGATGGCCGCAGGAAGACATTCCGCCGCGTATTCGCCGAGAAGTGGACCAAGAAGCGCGGCTCCGCTCTGGCAGAGTTCACTGGGCACATGACATCAAACTTCGTGGACGGGGTTCCGGTGAAGCAGGGTGAGTATGCTGCCGAAGTGGACGCCGTTATAAAAGAAGATATTTTCAAACTCCTTACCAACCCGGCCTTTTTTAACGAACAGTTGAAGTGGGAGCAACGGCGTAAGATCCTGCTTGAAGTTTGCGGTGATGTTACGGATGCGGAAGTTATCCATGGGAACAAGGCGTTAGAGAAGCTTCCGGCCATTCTAGGCGACCGGAGCATCGAGGACCACCGTAAGGTTATCGCTGCTCGTCGGGCTGACATCAATAAGGAACTGGACAAGATTCCAATCCGCATCGATGAGGCTCGCCGAAGCGCTCCGGACATTGCGGAACTGGACGAGGAACTGCTGCACGAGGATATCCTAACCATTCGCTCCCGGATCGTTGCCAAGGAAGAAGAGCTTACTCGCATCCAAGCAGGTGGGGAGATTGCTGTCAAGGAGAAGCGGTTGCGGGAAATTGAAAGTCAGTTGCTTGAAATCAAGACACGTCTACAGTCAGATGTGATGGGCCGAGTGGCCGCCAAACGTGAAACCGTAGACGCGATCCATCGTGAGGAGGATGCCCTCCGCCGGCAAGTTGATGACGCTCAACATCGTATCGAGCTGAACCAGCGGAATGTGAATAGTAGGGAAGCAGAAGCACAGCGCCTTCGTGAAAAATGGTCAGAAGTGAACGGCCAAGAAATGCCAGAGCATCACCACGACGAAAATTGTCCTACTTGCGGTCAGTCTCTGCCGGAAGAGCAAATACAAGCAGCACACGTCAAAGCGCTAGCTGCTTTCAATACAGGGAAAGCGAAGCGTTTGGAACAAATCTCTGCCGAGGGGAAGGAAGCAACGGCGGACGCCAAGCGCCTAAAACTAGAAATTGAGCGGCTCACCTTTGCCCTGGAAGAGGATCAGCGGGCGCTGGAGAAGAAGCAAGGCGAGTTTGCCGCTGCTGAAGCAGAACTGGCCGCTCTTCGTGCAAGTGTACAAGTTCCAACTACCAACCCAGAATATCAACGCCTGCAGGATGAAGTTAACAACATCCGCCGAGAGATTGAACAGCTTCGGTCGTCGGCTTCGGTAGCAATGGCGACGGTCCGAGAAGAGATCCAAGGGCTCCGATCGGAAGTAGAACTACTCGAGGGAGACAAAGCTAAATTTGCCCAAGTGAAGACGACAGAACAACGAATTGTCGAGTTGGAAAAGCAGGAGAAGGCGTTGGCTTCCGAGTTCGAACATTTAGAACACGAGCTATTCCTTACAGAAGAATTTATCCGGACGAAGGTTACCATGCTTGAAACGAAAATCAATTCAAAATTCCGCTATGCACGGTTCAAACTCTTCGAGCAACAGATTAACGGCGGGCTCAAAGAAGTTTGCGAAACCACGTACCGCGGCGTGCCTTATGACGGTGGGCTGAATAATGCGGCGCGGATCAACGTTGGAATAGACATCATTAATACTCTATCTGAGCATTACGGATTCTCAGCACCGATATTCGTTGACAACGCCGAGGCCGTGACCAAACTGTTTGACACGGATTCGCAAGTGATTAGATTAATAGTTCCTCCGACATTTGATAGTTTGCCGGCTGAGACAAAGGAAGAGCTAATTAAACTGTATGGAAGTTATGAAGAAGCAAGTGCTGTTTGGAAAAATAAAAACGAGCAGCTTCGCGTCGAAACGAAAGAACAACAATTTCAGGAGGCGATTTAATTGAGTAATGCAAACCAACTTGCAATGGTTAAACGTGACACTGTCGATGTTGTAGCCGATAGAGTCCGTCAGTTTCAAGAACGCGGGGAAATTCACTTCCCCGCGAACTATAGCCCGGAAAACGCAATGAAGTCTGCTTGGCTTTTGCTTCAAACGGTACAGACAAAGGATTACAAGCCGGTATTAGAGGCTTGTACACGTGACAGTATAGCTAATGCGCTGCTGGACATGGTTGTTCAAGGACTCAACCCCGCTAAGAAACAAGGTTACTTTATTGCTTATGGCAAGAATCTAACATTTAAGCCCAGTTATTTTGGCACAATGGCGGTCACAAAGCGAGTGACCGATGCTGAGGAAATCGACGCTCAAGTGATTTATGAGGGTGACGAATTTGAGTTCGAGATCGCTCGAGGACGAAAGAAGATCACGAAGCACAAGCCGAGTTTTGCCAACATTGATGATAACAAGATTGCCGGTGCATATTGCACGATATATTGGGCGAATGGCAAGGAATTCACCGAAATTATGACTATTAAAGAGATTCGGCAATCTTGGAAAAAGTCGAAACAAAACCCTGATAAAGAGGGAAGCACGCATAACGAATTCCCCGGTGAAATGGCAAAGCGAACGGTCATCAACCGGACCTGTAAGGCATACATGAACACATCTGACGATGGCAGCCTCATCATGAAGCATTTTCATCGTGGTGACGAAGCTATTGCAGAAGCCGAGGTTGAGGAAGAAATCGCAGAGCGGTCAAATGGCGAAATCATAGATATTACTCCAAACGACGATAATGTCAGACCGTCAGAACTGGAACAGAATAACAAAGAGACCCAACGGTCGACAAGAAAGAAACAAGAAGCTGAACCGAAACAGGATGAGATTGACTTCGAAGATTTTGAGAAGTCACTCGACGAAGGACCTGATTTCTGATGATTGATATCCAACCTCTCGGTTCCAGCAGCGCGGGTAACGCCTATCGGGTGACCGATGGACAGACGGCCCTCCTGCTGGAAGCCGGGCTCCGGTACAAGGACATTCAGCGGGCGTTGGAATTTCGTATGTCGGATATCGATGCTTGCCTCATCACTCACGACCATGGAGACCACAGCAAGTCCGCCAAGGACGTCATGAAGGCAGGAATCAATATCTATACCGGACAGGGCACTGCCGACGCTCTGGGGCTCTTAGGGCATCGCCTGCGGCCTGTGGTGGCCCGACAGCAGTTTACCATAGGCACATGGACCATTCTTCCGTTCGAAGTTGAACACGACGCTGCAGAACCACTAGGTTTCCTACTGGCGAACCAGGCAGGGGACAAGCTGCTGTTCGCTACCGATACGTATTACGTTCGATACAGGTTCAGTGGACTGACGCACATTATGGTCGAGTGCAATTACTCGATGTCGATCTTGCGTGAGAATATCGCTGCTGGACGTGTGCCGGCAGCCATGAAAAATCGGTTGCTACGCTCACATTTCAGCCTAGAGAACGTGTTGGATTTTCTTCGGGCGAATGACCTGCAGCGAGTTCAGGAGATATGGTTGCTCCATTTGTCCGACAACAACAGCGACGAAGAACTATTCAAGCGTGAGGTACAGGCACTGACCGGGAAGATGGTCCGGGTGGCTGAAAGGTAGGCGGTTAACGTGAACGAATTAGCCAATCAACCTTATATAAAAAGCATGATTGGGGATCGCATTTGGCAGTTGAAAGACACTGACCCGGAAGCCTTCAAATGCGAGGTTCGAGCGTACTTCGAACGAGGTTATCCGGGATGGACGGTCGTTCGAGCGAAGTACCCGTTCATATACTTGCGAGACGATAGGGAGAGGGTTCAGTGAGTGGTTACGTTCAGTTAGAACTGTTTACTGAAAGTGAGCCGTTGCCGGTGCTAAATGGCATGTACTATGAGCGCAGCACCGAGCGATTTGTTTCATTCGTGCTTGGTCGGCGACATTATGAGGTTTCAGCCAAGCGCTGCTTCTTGGACAAAGCGTGGCAAGAAAAAACGAAGAGGGAACGTGCTATTTGAACACTATTAGCGGGATTAAATACGGCACGTAGGAGGGGGTGAAAGTCGGTGGATTCCAGCGTAAATCCCCAACCAGACGACCCGCATATACGAATTGCGCATGTAATACACCGAGAAATGATCCGCCGGAAGTTTAATCAGCGGCAGCACGATATTATCAATTTCATACTGACGCTGAGCTGGGGGTGCGGAAAGCCATCGGCGATCATTCCTCAATTGAAGGATTTTGGATTATGTGGAGTCGGGAGTAATCATATTCGAGGCGCACTTGAAACGCTGGTTGAAAATAAAGTGATTTTTTGGGAGAGAAGTTTGAATGCTTTCCAAATTAACAAGCACTACGACCAGTGGACGATCGACGCAGTTGGAAGTTTTGACCCAAAAAAAATGAAAGAACTAATCAAGTTAAATATCGAAAATCGGTCTCCTAACCTGTCGAAAAAAGTTCCCGAAAAGGGAAATGACTTCCCGAATCAGGAACCGAAAAACGATTCCCAAAAAGGGAACCCGATTCCCGAATCGGGAAATGACTTCCCAAAAAGGGAAACGGGTATTTCCCAAATCGGGAACTCTTCACTTCCCAAATCGGGAAACGTAAAACGCGATTATCCCTGTCATATCAAGGCTCGCGGGGCGTCGAAAGCAATTATTAAAGCAATTATTAAAAGAAGTAGTAGTAATAAAGATACTGTAACTGAATTAGATACAGAGTCATCCAACAGCAGCAGCAACCCTGAATTTTCGTTCGGTTACATATTCCGGGCATATGAAAAAAACTTCACAGAACAAGGTCAAGTTACTGACTTCGAAGTTGAGGATCTTGGATTCCTTTTCGATGATTATGGCGGGGAGTGGCTGTTGAACGCAATGCGAGAGGCAGTGCGGCACAAAAAAAAGACGCTTGCTTATGTTGGAGGCATTCTAAAGGGATACCAAAAGAGAGGCGGTCCGCAGGCGAACATACAAAACTCAGAGCAGACGGAAACGATTGTTCAAGACGATGACCCAATCACGATTTTGATGAGAAAGGCAGATGAGAAGCGACTTGCTGAATACGGAGCTACTTGAAGCAGAAATTCTTGGGGCATTCTTTTTAGACCCTTCACTCGTTGGAGAAGTCGCGGTAACCATTCAACCGGAAGTGTTTGCTCAGCCGCAACATCGTAATCTCTTGAAAATGATTCAGGAATTGAATAAGCGGCAGCAGGAACTCTCTTTAACGACACTCGCAACCGTATTTGAGAAGCATATCGGAAAAGTGGGTGGTGTCTCCTACCTTTCACGCCTCATCAGCTCCACGGCTACCACGGCGAAGCTTGAGGATAACGTTAGGCAACTGATTGAATCGGATGCCCGGCGCAAAGCAATGGCGCTGACTAAGGAATACCATGCCAAGTTTGCTGACCCAGCTGCAGGCGGATTTGAGGAAATTCTGGACGAGTTCGAACAGCGTACGCTTGATATTCGACCAAAGGCTTTGAAGGCGGATACGACTGTCGATGACATCATCGGTTGGTATGAAGACTTGGTACTTAAAGCGCAGGATCCGACTCGAGCACTTGGTATTATGACTGGCTGGGAAGCGTTGGACCGGATGACTCTCGGCTTTCAGCGGACAAATCTCATCATAGTCGGGGCTCGGACGAGCATGGGGAAATCAGCTGTTGCCAACGAAATCAAGATGCGAGCAACTAGACGAGGGCACAAAGTAGCGGATTTTAGCTTGGAGATGTCTAAGGAGCAAATCTATAACCGGATGATTGCCAACATGTGCAACATACCGCTGCAGGCGTTACGGTCCGGGAATTTGACTCCGCAACAACTCGAGCGAATATCGTCACAAATGGACTTGCTGAGAAAAATTCATATCGACGATAGCCGAGGCGTAACTGCCGAGTATATCTGCTCCGAAATGAGACGGTTGAAACGGCAGGATGGGCTAGACCTTGTCGTTGTGGACTACTTGCAAGAAGTGGTCGAACCAGCTGAACGGAACGATAACAGTGGTTCAGGGCTACACCGTGTATGCCAAAAGTTACGGAAAGCCGCGAAAGATTGTGACTGTGCTCTTATCGGGCTGTCCCAAGTCAAACAGAGCGTAGAGGAACGGCAAAACAAGCGTCCGTTAATATCCGATTTGTCTGGCAGCGCGGCAATAAGCGCAGTAGCAGACGATATCATCCTGTTGTATCGGGATGAATACTACAATCCGGACACGTCAGACAGAGGCGTTTTGGAAGTGAATCTAGCGAAGCAAAGAAACGGCCCGACCGGGCTTGTGAAAATGCAGTTCCACAAAGACTATCAGCAAATTGCATAGGAGGAGACCATGGGCGGCAGACCTTGGAGCAGGTGGAATGTATACGAGTACATGAAGTACCGCTTCGAACGAACGTATCAGGTACCAACCCGGGAAGAACTCGAAACGGAATTCGTTACGATCGAGTCCGACGAGCTCAACGAAGGCATTCGGGAATTTGAACTTCGAATAGGAGGTAATCACGGTGTATCAAATCGCTGTGAATGGTAGATGCATTGGTGTTCAATTGTCTTGGGACGAGGCGAAAGAAATCGTCGAAAGACTGAAATACACAATCTTGGGGATAGAAATAAAGCCCTTCAAGGGGGGCTGCAGCTCATGAAAGCAATTGACCCGATGTTCCAGCGCAGTTTGTTTTACACGGTGATTGGCGATGACGGCTTCACGATCGGAGAGGTTTACGTGCTTGAACGAGGGCTGCTGCCTAAGCAGTCAAAAAAGGAGGGGAGACGGATTGATACAGTTCACGGTTTACGGCGAGCCGGTAGCCCAGGGACGTCCCCGAGCAACTCAGATGGGCGGATTCATACGGATGTATGACCCAGCTAAATCACGTGACTATAAGGATTATGTTCGCCTCGCAGCTGGGGAAAATGCACCAGAGGCTTTACTCGAAGGACCGCTTGGCATGGTACTACACGTATATCGAACGATTCCCAAAAGCTTTAGCAAGAAGAAGGCTTCGGCTGCCGAAGCGGGCGAAATTCGGCCCACATCAAAGCCGGATGCTGACAACTACCTGAAAGGGGTGAAGGATGCCCTGAAAGGAGTCATCTGGCGAGATGATAGCCAGGTTGTTGAAGTACTAGTTACAAAACGCTATAGTGCACGTCCCCGTATTGAGGTCAAAATAAAAGATTTATCCCAAAAATAAAAATGAGAGGATAGTGATTTGAATGCAAGATATGGCGAGATTTAAAGCTGAACTCGGTAAAAAAATGACTGTAGGAGATAAAGAAGTAGAAATCAAATTATTGGTTCCGCTCAAGGCAGTTCAAGAAAACTTTTTGTTTCTGAGCAGCAAACAAGGTAGCGAAATAAATGTTATATTCGGCGATCCTCAGGCATCTATGCGATTCGATGAAGAAGAAATGCTGCATCCTTACCGTGGCCGCTATTTCACGGCTGACCGTTCCGGAGTTGTCACAAACATTCAGCGTAAGGATGACGACGAGGATGACGAGAATCAAGGGGACTTGTTAGAACAAAATGCTGATGGTGAGGAGACGGAGACCGACGCTGGTGAAGAGGTTGAGGGGGAAGCAACTCCTGACGAGACTCGGGGCACTCCAGAGTCGGGTGAAGGCGAACAGGAAGATAGCACCGAGGAATCTGTGGATTCTGATACGCCAGAGTGGATGCGTGAATCTGATAACGGAGAAATCAACTTCGAATCCGAAGAATCTGGTACGGACGAAGCCGGCACGTCAGAGGAAGTTAGCGAGCAGCAGGAAACGGAGAATGCCGAGGAGCAGGGCACGGAAGACGCCGCTAACACCGCCTCTGCTGAGGTTGATAAAGAGGCGTTGGAGCAGTTTATTCTCGAGCAACGTCCGGTATTCGACGAGATTCCTATCGACTTCCCGGCTCTGCTCGAAAAACGTCTGAATCTGAACAAGACTTGGCGTGAAATCGCCAATGAAGCGGGAATGACGAGCGGTCAACTCAGCAGCAAGTGGTCTGCTTACAAAAAGCGTGCGGCAGAGAAGATGAAAGACGGCGGGGCGGCGTAAATAACTTTCAGTACACCCACGGTCCAGCGGGGCTCGCGGCGGACGATTGCGGCCGCTGGACCGAACGTATGATCTTCTTCTGGAGGGATGGACATGGGGGAAGCAGCACTCATTAACGACAATATTCAGTATAAAACGGCTGCCATTCTCTTCGGTGGCATCGGCGGAAAAACCCGGGGATTGATGCAATCACAGGTTGAGTACGCTGGCATGGTGTATAAGTTCAAGATTCTTTGCTCGATCGACTGTGACCCAGTCGCAAACCATAATCATGACCTTATTGCTGGCGAGAAAACGGGCGTCACAATGGATTTATTCACTCGGAAGCAATACATCGCTTGGAATGGTGAAGAACCCCCGCCCGAATGGCGTGAGGTAACGCCGTGGGATGTTTGGGTAGCGTTCGGGAAGCAGGTTCCGTTCTTCCTCTTTACGTCGCCGCCCTGCAAAGGACTATCGGGCCTGCTGCCGGAAAAGTCGGCCAAAACAGAAAAGTACCAAGCACTTAATGAGTTGACGGTACGAGGCATCGAGCTTACACTGCGGGCTTGCCTTGAATACGGCGATGGAGTGCCCGCCATCATCCAGCTTGAGAACGTCCCGAGAATACAGTCTCGTGGGAAGAAACTTCTTAATCAAATCAAAAGATTGCTGCAGAGTTACGGTTACGCAGTAGATATGCGGGCCGATCACAATTTAGGAGAAGTTGGCGGTCTTGGGCAGAACAGAGTTCGCTTTCTGATTATGGCGAGACATGAGAAGAAGATTCCTAATTTTATTTTTTATCCGGAGAAGAAGAAGCTTAAAACGCTCGGCGATGTTATCGGCCCATTGCCATTACCCGGAGATACAATAGCCGGTGGCCCGATGAACCGACTTCCTCGGCTTCAATGGAAAACGTGGGCAAGGCTTGCACTCATTCGCGCTGGTGGCGACTGGCGGGACCTACAGGACATCCCGTATGAACAATACCGCATTGTACATGAAGCCCGCGGCGGAGCATATGGGGTTGAGGACTGGAACGAACCAAGTCGTACGGTCACAGGGACAGCGGGGCCGGGTCGCAGTAATGGAGCGGCGGCGATATCTGACCCACGTTTCGGATTTAAGGACAGAACGCATGCGGCCATATATCGGGTGAGCCGTTTTGATGAGCCCGGGCCAACAGTAACCGGTGCTCACCGCCCAAACAACGGGGCTATCAGTATTTCCGACCCACGGCTCACAAACCGGGAAGGAAGGCATCCGGGAGTGTACCGGATAGTCCGGATGGACGAGACAGCACCATGTATCACGGGGACAAGGTTCGGAAGCGGGGCGCTGGCGGTTTCCGACCCACGCCTGTCCAATCTCCAGCAACGCTATACCGACAAATACCGGATGCAAGACTGGGACAGTCCAGCGGCTACGGTGACGGGGGTAACGGACGTACAGAGCGGCGCCCAGCTGGTCGCGGACATTCGGTTAGGCTGCTCACCGCGCTCAGGTTCCTACGGTGTCCAACAATGGGATGAGCCAGCAAAGACAGTGACCGGCAGCGGCGATATTCATTCTGGCGCCACGGCAGTCGCCGATCCGCGCTTTCCAGCTGATACAGAACGGGGCGTGTTTATTATTATCGCCGAAGACGGAACGTGGCACCGCCCACTCACGACTTTTGAGCTTGCCATGATTCAGACCTTTCCGCAGTTTCTTCCGGACGGAAGGCCGTTTCAACTGGAAGGGTGCAGCGATGCGAAAGCCCGTGAGTACATCGGGAACGCTGTTCCTCCAGATGCTGCAGAGGCGATGGGGAATGTTATTCTGCTGGCGGCTGCACAGGCCGAAGCGCAAGATACCTTCATGTTGACTTGGGAAGCGGTTTGGGTTTCTCCAGAAGAAACGCTTGTGCCGGCGGTGATACATTGATGACAACAACTTTATAACAACGAGGAGAACGAATGATATGAAAACTGTGTCATGGAACTATATCGATGCGGAAACCACACGGGAAAATTGGATGATGAAAGCTGAGAACACCTTCGTACTGGTGGTAGAAGGTGAGGACGATGAACATCTGCATTTGACCCGTGACGAAACTGTTGACCTTATTCATCAATTGCAAGAACACTTGGAACAACTGGAAGGAAAGTGATCGGGATGAAAGAGATTGAAAAGGCACTGTGTCGGGAACTAACCGATATTGAGCGACGTTATCTTGACTGGATCGCGGGCTTAGACAAAGAGACGAATGAAGTTATCCATGGCTTGCTGTGGGACCTGTGGCGGGCAGGGCAAAAAGATGCAACTGCTGCCCGTGAAGTAGTATCCCTATTTCCTCGGCAGCCGGCCAAAAAGGACGGCTGGGAGATATCTACGGATTTCTTAATGGATATTAGAAGTAAGGCTACTGAGTTAGGTATGTTTGAAAGTTGTCCATCTTGGGGAGATATAGAAGCTGTTCTTCTGGCGTTGGAAGCCATACAGCGCATACAAGAGGAGGCAAAGGGATGAAGTTAACCCAGAAAAGAGTAGATTGGGCGCGCGACAAAATGAAAGAGCTCCGCAGAGTATGTGAAGAACGTGAATACGATGTGGAAGTTGCTCTGGCCGTTGAGTTTTCCGACAAGCTGAATGATTACCTTCAGGAGGCGTGGAAAGAAGTTGAACGTCTCACAAAAAGGATGGTATACAACCAAGGGCAGGCGGTAAAGGCATGGTCGGAAGTCGAGGAGTTACGGGAAAAGCTCCAAGACGCACTAACCGCAAACTGCGAGAATCCACTTAGAGAAAGCTACGAACCACATACAGTCCGGGGTGAAGGAATCATGAGCTATACTCGTGAACAACTTGAACAGATGAGGGACGAGGAGATTAGAAAGATGGCGTGCGTGTTAGCGTGGACGGAATCGAACATATTTGATCCTCTTAGCTATTGGCAGGATGCATCCATACTTTGGGATGCCGCTCTTCAACACGACCCAGAAGAGTATGTGCGTAACTTGTTTAGAGTCTATTATGAAACGGATGATGGCGATATGAGCCGGGTAGGGGAAGACATCATCGCAGAATTATTCCAAGCCACGCGCCGGAAGCGGGCCATAGCAGCCATACTCACCCTACAGCAGGGAGGTACAGGGGAATGGGCCTTAAAGCTGATTATCAACGCATGAAATCTGCCTTGCAAAACATTTTGGACATATCACACGATGCATTTGCTGTTTCGCAGGCGCGATATGGGCTAGGCAAAAGTAAGTGTTCGGCGTGTAATGGCCGAGGGTATACGGGATCGGAAAACCATCCTGAGTGTCCAGTATGTAATGGAGACGGATATCTGGATGGAGGCTTGACGGATGAGTAGAGCAACATGCGAATTGTGCAAAGAAAAACCAGCCGTGTACGGTATGAAAAATAGAATGAACGGAAATAAGCTGGCAGTCTGCTGCTGTTGCTACACGGAAGTATGGGGGAAAGAGGGGAGTAAGGATGGTTCATTCGTCAATCCTTCCGATTAAAAGATAAAAGACGGCCCCCGCTAATCCGTGGCAGGGCTGCGGGGGCGTCTTGTAAGAAACCTTTCATTCCAAATATACCATACAAAGGGGAATGAGGGGAATGGCGATGGAGTGGGCACAGGGTGAGTTGTTTGCAGTAGCATCCAAAGAAGAATTCGAACGCACGAAGTTCCTTCTCGAAAAATATAAAAATATGTGCATGCTCATGAACGATTTCGAAAAATTTGAGCGGGATTTGGAGCAGGTAGCTATTGATGGTGAAGCAGCTCGCCGGATCGACCAAGATGAACTGCACGCGGACAAGACTGCGAACGCCACCATTCTGATCGAAAAGCAACGCTGGGTATATCAGCAGTATCAGTTTTATACGCATCAGCTTCAAAGGGCATGGGGGCTTATCCAGGATGAGGATGCCAAGAAGGCGATCGATTACAGATACATTCAGGGCTATTCGTATAAGGAGACGCTACTGTTCTTCCGGCACAGCTTATCAGACAGTACGATCCGGCGGAAGATCGGTGAGGGAGCCGAGAGCATGGCCAACACGTTGAAACTGATGGGGTTCTTCGAACAGGATGAGGATTTTTGAACAGTAGAGACAAACTGAGCAGTGATGAGTTTTCATTAAATTGTAACTATCTCAAAAAAATTAGTCCCTTCTTAATTTAGCTATTAAGAAGGGACTATGGCTTATTAATCTTATTCGTTTTTATTCAATGAGGTGCTCTAGATTTAAACCTTATGGTTTTATTTCCCTTTGATAAAAGTCATATAATTGATTAATGGAGGAACTTGACAAGATATGATTGGCCCGTTCAATTTTCTCGCGTTCCCAATCGAACCAACGCATTTCCTTTAACATTTCGATTTCTTTGTCTGTAAAGCGTTTCTTTATCTCTTTAGCAGGGTTACCGCCTACTATCGTATATGGTGGGACATCTTTTGCAACAACCGATCCAGCCGCAATAATGGCACCTTCACCTATTGTCACACCGGGCATAATCATTGCATTCATGCCAATCCAGGCATCACTTTCGATGATTGTATCTCCTTTTGTTTTGTAAGAAGTTTCAATTTGCTCCACAAATGGATACACGGTAATCCATTCAGAATGATGATTGTGATTTCCACCCATTAAAATAATTACACCACTCGCAATGCATACGTAATTACCTATAATCAACTTATCTATATGCCAACCATAGTCTTCGATGGGGTTAAATAACTTTCTTGATTTTTCATCCCCCCATAGGTATCTAACGCACCCATCTTCAAAATCATGATTATCGTAATAACCAGAATAGTAAGAGTAATCCCCTACTTTAATCATTGGGTTCGTGACAATATCCTTTAGATACTTAATTTCAGACCAGTGGTCAAATCGATGTTGTTTCATTCTTTTCCCTCGCTTCTAAGTAGTATAAATCATTTTTTACTTAGAAGCTTAATGCCGTAGCAACATTCTTAAACCGTTTCAAACGACGAACCATCGTCCTCATCCTTTTCCTATTTGTTGGTGAGATTGTAACAAACGAATTATCAGTTCGTCAAACTCACTGTCCGAATATAAAGTGAAATTTTTGACCCTTATATGAGCACAACCTGACTGTAAACTGACCCAAAGTTGAACACCACCTGACGATTTTGCCATGTTACGATAGGAGCATAGAAAAAGGAGAGAATGACACGCACGGCTGCATGAATGCGGCATATGACCGGGGCGTAACTCTTCTCGCTTGTTCTTATTTTCTTTGAATAGGAGATTAACATCGTAAAATATGTTAAGAATGGGTTAATGAAAAAAATACGAAAGTTAGGTGCTCCTACGTGAAGAAATTGTTATTTGTAACAGACCTTTACTATCCAGCTAAAGGTAGAAATTATTATGAAGAAGACCTGTACCTCACTTCCCAACTTAGAGAAGATTTTGACTTGATTATTTGCCATCCGGAGGATATCGAGAGCTTCGAGGATGTTGTCGATTTAATCGTCTTTCGAAATGCAGGCCCTGTTGCCAATTTTAAAGAAAAGTATCAAGCTTTTCGTAAGAGAATAGTGGACAAGCAATTAAATACTTACAATTCATTTAATGGCAAAGCAGATATGAATGGAAAAGAGTATTTGCTGGAATTAACAAATGTGAATTTCTCTGTTATACCCACGATAGATTCCGTTGAAAATGTTAAATATCTACCCAATGTTGAACACTTCATTGTTAAACCAAAAGATGGCGCCGATTCCATTGGCATGAAGCGAATTTCTCAAGAAGAACTAATATATGAGATTGATAATGAGAACTATAGTATCCTGGTGCAGCCGTTTATCCCCTTTGAATACGAGGTATCCTTTTACTTCATTGACAAGGATTTTCAGTACGCATTGTATGCACCTGATAAAGATAAGCGTTGGGAATTGAAAGAATATACACCTACTGAACAAGATTTATCTTTTGCTCAGAAGTTTATTGATTGGAATAACATTGACTGTGGTATTCAACGTGTGGATGCGTGTCGCACACCATCAGGAGAACTACTGTTAGTTGAATTGGAGGACTTAAATCCTTATCTGTCTCTGTTGGAACTTTCTCCTGAAACTCGCGCCGAGTTTATTCGAAACATGAAGAAATCTTTAATAAAAGCCCTGAGAGCCTAACTTTGGGATAAACCCATATCCTTCCGTTGATAGTAACGAAATGATTGTAAACATGTCGAGGTAATGCACGTTATGATCGAATTGCGAAATAGCAAGGAATCAGTAGGGAATGGCGGGTTTGTTCTGTATTATCGAGACTCACCCGTTTTCCTGTTCTTGACCCGGTTTTGGTAGCCTTAGTAAAATGGTCTTGTTCTTACTCATAGTTACAAAGTACGTATGCATTTTAAAGCAAAGAGCGCAGCGTTTTTGCGGCGACCGTTTCGGGCGCAATGATCTTTGCTCAAAATAACTTAATACATAATACGAAGTCGTCCCGTTTTCCTGGGCCGGCTTTTTTTATTGGAGGAAAGCACTATGAAGAAAAAGAAGCGGTTCAGAGACCCGCCGAAGCAGCCGGCACGTTGTAAAGGATGCATATGGGGCGAATGGACGGGAACGAAGCAGTTTTGCAGCAAGCAGCGATGTGTGAAGCAGGGGATCCTTTCTAAACGTCGAAGTGTGATGTCTAAGGAGGGAACAAGGTGAAAGGTATAGTCGCAATGATCAACTCAAAAAAAGGTTTTTTGGCAGTGAGGACACCATCTAATGAATATTCTATAGTTGAAGTACTAGAAATGGAACTACCTGAATTAGGAGATATAATATCAGGAAATCTGGAGTCACTTGGAAGTGAAACTTTGGTTAATTTAACTCAAGGTATTGAAATTGACGTATTTATACAAGAAATATATACTAATAAGGCTTCTGCGATTAGGATACTTAATGCGAATTAATAATTTATAGCTTTTAGGATATAGTCGTAGGAGGACTCGTTTTGAATGATGCAATAGTAGGAGCTCTAGTTTCAGGAATTGTCGGTGTTATTGGTGTACTGATTGGTGGAATACTGACATACAAATTAGGACATAAATCAGAAAAAATGATGATAAGAATGAAAATTAAAGTCGAAAAAATACAGAACACACAAAAAATTTTATTGGATATGGCAAGACAAATGGGAATATTATCAGTAGCCGTTAAAAATTTTGAGTTTGGAAAAATCAATCAGGAGATCTATTGTAAAACCTCAAATGATGTTCAAGAGGAATTTTCGCATCTTATCAGAAGCATAAGGGTGAATGAATTTGTTATTAAAAACCATAAGGATCAACTTGATACATTAATTGATGAATTCATTACTATTAGCGACATGCTATACGAACGATATTATGACCCAAATTGTCAGGTTAAGAATTATGATCCTGAAGAGATTACTTTTGAGGTTATTAATAAAAAAATTTCTCGATTTATGCTTACAACAATTGATATAAAAGACGAACTATCTGACCGAATAGATAAAGAGTTAACAACATGAATTATTAAAAGCACCCTTTGTGGTGCTTTTTCTTTTGTATCAAAACGGCGCAATAGAAGACGATTTAAGGAACATATGTTTGGTTTTTTCCGAATACCAGAGCATGGAGAGAAAACGGCAGGACGGGGCCGTAGAATCATTCTGTAAGCGTGATACGCAGGAACCCGGGGGAAAACCAACACAACACAAAAGGATGGATGCTTTGATGAAATATTAACAATAGTATGTTTAATTCAATACTAAACAAAAACAACCCCCAGGGACTAGGCGAGTCTCCCGGGGGTTGTTTCACACTTTTTTACCGAAACAGTCTTGCAGCTCTGGGCCTGAAGCTGTGGCGCGTTTGTGTTAACGTGACGGCTACATCGTTTCACGCAAGTTACTTGCTACCAAGTGCAGGTTATCCAGCGCATTAGTGCCTTTCTAACTTCTTGAGACTGGCCATGACTTAAGCAGACGTGATCCTGCTAGAAGCTTTACCCCTCATAGCTCATGGCAAACCAGAGATTACTCTAGATTTCGGAACAAGGGGAGCTCAAAAATGTGGACAAAAGACCACACTCCTTTCTCCCCTCTGACGAGGTTAACTATATTTACGAGGTTGGTCGCTAAAGGTTTCTTTCATAATAGAAAAAAATAGGAGGTGTTCGCCGTGGACATCAGACTTATTCCTATCGAACAAATAAATGCAGCAGCATACAACCCCCGCGTTGACCTGCAGCCGGACGACCCGGATTATGAGAAACTACGCCGCAGCATCGAGGAATTTGGATATGTGGAGCCCATCGTCTGGAACGAGCGAACCGGGAACATGGTCGGCGGGCATCAACGTTTCAAAATCCTTGTCAACGAGCAGGGACGTACAGAGATAGAGGTGTCGGTGGTCGACCTGGATGAAACTGAGGAGAAGTTGCTGAACATCGCCTTGAATAAAGTTTCTGGCCGCTGGGATGACGAAGCGTTAGCGCGCCTGCTCGATGAGCTACAAGCAGAGGCTGCCGACCTAGGCCTTACCGGATTCGACCAGGATGAGATAGACGACCTGAGCAGCATTCTGCCGGACGTGCCGGAGATTGAAACGCCAGTTGTTGAGGATGATTTCGACGTGCAGCGCGCTCTTGATGAGATACAGGAACCGGAGACACGGAAGGGGGATGTGTGGCAGCTTGGGCGCCATAGACTTGTGTGCGGGGATGCGACGGATGCAGACGATGTAGCGCTGCTGATGGATGGCAAGCAGGCTGCGCTGATCGTAACGGACCCGCCGTATAACGTTGCCGTTGAGAGTGATTCTGAGCGACTGGCTGCCGATGGCCGCGATACCATAATGAACGATGACATGCCCGCAGAGGAATTTGCGGGCTTTTTGAATGCCGTATTTGAGCGATATGCTGACACCATGGCGCGGACGGCGGCGATCTACGTCTTTCATCCATCGTCCTATCAACGGGAGTTTGAGGACGCCATGAATGCCGCCGGGATCGTAGTGCGGACCCAATGCGTCTGGGTAAAGAATGCAGCTTCATTTGGCTGGTCGCAATACCGCTGGCAGCATGAGCCGGTCTTCTACGGCCATTTGCGTAGGCGGGCTCCTGCATGGTATGGTGACCGCCGGCAAACGACAGTGTGGCGTTCTGGGTTGCCGGCAGAAGAGCCCGTGCTAACAACGGTATGGGAAGTGTCCCGCGGCGACGTCACGAAATACGTCCATCCGACACAAAAGCCGCTCGAATTGCTGGCCATACCAATCGGCAACAGCAGCCAGCGCGGCGACTTGGTCGTCGATTTCTTCGGCGGTAGCGGCTCCACCTTGATGACATGTGAACAAATGGGCAGGGCGTGCCGGACCATGGAGCTTGACCCGGTCTTTTGTGATGTCATCGTGAAGCGGTGGGAAAAAGCCACCGGAGAAAAAGCCGAAAAGATAGCATGAATGACTTGCTAATTAGCTTATCCCAAGGTAACATACGAACACCATCAAATAAGGAGCGTGTTTGATATGAATCCACAGGATGTTATGAAATTCTTAGCCGAGCTTGAGAGTGATTTGGGTAAGGCGCTTGGGGCTGATGCAAATGAGTATATTGAGGCTATCGACAAAGTGATATCCGTTATCGAAATGCAGTACGACGTCGAGTTCGAGGCAAATTAAAAGGAGGACGCGCTAACGTCCTCCCATCCAACCAGGTATCCCCCGGCTGAGATAGTGGAAACCCGTGGCCACGGAATCGCAAGCCACTATCTCGTCTCCAATTGTAAAGGAAGTCGAGGGGAACGGCAATGGGAACAAATTGTGAACAAGACGTGAAATTGCAGCATGAGCTTGCCGTCATGGAGGGCATTCTTGAGTCCAAGGCACAGTATCGAAAAATCATCAAAGCGGGCATTGCTCGTTGGGTCAAGGACTTTCAGGACGGCCGAATAGAAATCAAAAGCGTGGACGACTTGAAAAAGCTAATTGAAATAGATATTGAGTTGCAAAAAGACGAGCTCTGATCAGCTCGTCTTATCTCTTGCCTCAATACCTTGCCTCTTACCTTCAGGTAGTATTTGAAACAGATCACTTATTCTCTTCTTTCTGGATATTCTTTCTTCGATGATGAAGTTAATTAATTCAAATAACTGCACTGTTGTTTCTTGATCGTCTCGAAGGTCTAGTGTACCAGGATGAACTGATTCATTTCCAATTACACGTACTATGTCTAAGGCTTGCTGGACTTCTTCCGGCAGCCCTTTTCTTACAAGGGAACCTATATCCCCATTTATGTCTTTTCCTGACTCGCCTAATTCAACCATGAGTTTCTGAAGGCAGAGTCTGAGTAAAGCGGCGGCTCCTCTTGGGGACTGATTAACAATGTTTCTCGCTTCATTGAAATCATCAATTAATGACTCGGGCATGTCAGGATGAGGCATAGGTGCGTTTGTTGCTAGTGGATAAATCATCTTTGAACCATACCAATAAGAAACCTTATGACAGTGTTTACAACAACATTTCTTGAGCTCATTTACATTCTCCGAAGCATATGTTACACCTATTATTTTTGGGCCTGACCACTCTTGTTGGGAGTACACATTACAATGAGGGCAATGAAAAGCTGGTGCCATATGTTTTGGGGGAAAGTAATCTGTGCTCACCATAGAATCAACTTCCTTTGCAAGTTAGTATTAAGGAAATATTCGCTAAAATTTTTCGAAGTCCTTTAATCTCTACATGGGGGTGGGGTGATATGTAGTGGCGAGAGAGCGAAGCCCGCAACGTGATGAGGCAAAGAAGATGTGGCTGGAAAGCAGCGGCAAAATGAAGCTGAAGGACATTGCAGCCGCCCTCGGACTCGGCGAGACGCAGGTCCGAAAGTGGAAGAGCGTCGACCGCTGGGCCGACGATTTGAAAGGTAACGTTACCAATGAGTCCAATAGTAACGTTACCAATCGAAAGAAACCCGGAGCGCCGAAAGGGAACAAGAACGCCCTGGGTAATCGCGGGGGCGCGCCGCCCGGCAACAAGAATGCAGAGGGCAATAAAGGCGGGCCCGGGGGGCCAATCGGTAATAAGAAAGCTGTCACGACAGGGGAATATGAGACAATATGGATGGACGCTCTGGAGGAGGACGAACAGGAGCTAGTGGAGCAGGTTGACACCGATCCGGTTCAGCAGGCGGATGAGGCCATAAAGCTTCTGACCATACGGGAGCGCCGTATGCTACAGCGGATTGGGAAGCTTATGAAAGGCCTGACTGAGAAACAGCGGAGAGTCCTTAACGAACTCAAGGCGATCAAGGATGTCATGACCGTTCATGATGAGAAGACGGGGGGAACCAAGACGGTGCCCATTACCCGGACAGAGATGGTCGAATCCGAGATTGAGGAAACGGAGTATAGAGCCATTGATGACATCATCAAGCTTGAGGAGGCGCTGACCCGAGTCCAAGACAAGAAGCTCAAGGCCATCGATCTGATGAACCGCCTCATTCAACACGACGAAGAGAAGCAAGTCCGAACAGAGATTCTTCGCATCGAACTCCAGAAGTTGCAAGGTGCCGAAGGAGCGACGGCGGGCTGGACGGATGCGCTACAGGAGATTGCAGAAAGGCGGCGGAAGGTGAAGACGGATGGGTAAGCCGTATAACGTCGTTTCCGACCTCGTTTCCCTCATTGACCTCTATTGGGATGATCCTGTCGCCTTCGCGGAGGACATGCTTGGCTTCGACCCGGACGACTGGCAGCGGGCAGCGATGGCCGATGTAGCCGTGCATCCACGTGTAAGCATTCGTTCCGGCCAGGGCGTAGGTAAGACGGCGTTTGAGTCGGCCCTAATCATATGGTTCCTATGCTGCCGGCCTAATCCGAAGGTTGTTTGCACGGCGCCGACACGACAGCAACTGCATGACGTACTTTGGGCAGAGGTTGCCAAGTGGCTGGAACGCTCCATGGTTAAAAACCTGCTCAAATGGACGAAGACGAAGGTCTACATGATCGGCCATGAGCAGCGATGGTTCGCGACGGCCAGAACGGCGACGAAGCCGGAGAATATGCAGGGCTTCCACGAGGACTACATGCTATTCGTCGTTGATGAAGCATCCGGCGTTAAAGACGACATCATGGAGGCAGTCCTCGGGACCCTGTCAGGGGACGAGAATAAGCTTGTCATGTGCGGGAACCCGACTCGAACCAGTGGGACGTTTTACGATTCCCACCATAAGGATCGGGGCGACTATCGGGCGCACAAGGTATCCAGCCGGGACAGCCGGCGGACGAACAAGAAGAATATCGAAATGCTGGAACGGAAATATGGCAAGGATAGCGACGTGGTTCGCGTGCGGGTTGATGGGGACTTTCCTCGGGCGGAGCCGGATACTTTCATTCCGTTGGAGTTGGCCGAGGCGGCCGCCATGCGAGAAGTGTATCACCAGGAAGACGGGAGTCTGCTCGTACCGGAATCGGCGCCCCTTGAAATCGGCGTTGACGTGGCACGCTTCGGCGACGATGAAACCGACATTGTTCCTCGTATTGGGAACTTGGTTCCGTTCATTCGCTCATACACGAAGCAAGACACGATGTTTACGGCTGGATGGGTAATTGCCACGGCAAAAGAACTAATGCGTACATATGGCCGTCCACGCTGCACTGTCAAAATCGATGACGACGGGGTTGGCGGTGGTGTCACGGACCGGGTGCGTGAAGTCGTTCGAGAGGAAGGCCTATACATCGACGTGATTGACTGCCACAACGGCGGGAAAGCGAACGACCATGACCATTACGAAAACTGGGGTACAGAGGCATGGGCAACCGTTCGGGACCTGCTGCAAGCGGGTGACATCCAGATACCAAACGATGAGGACTTGATTGGGCAGCTTTCAACCCGGAAATATTCGATAACCAGTAAGGGGAGAATCATCCTAGAAAGCAAGCAGGACATGAAAAAGCGCGGCCTCCGATCACCTGACCGGGCGGACGCGCTTGTTTTGGCATTCGCAAAATCAGGAGCGGTTATTGACCCGGCTGCTGCTTCGTTGCTGAGAGGAGGGAGAATATATGGCTAAATGGTGGGCTAAAGCGGTTGGTGAAATGTCGAAGCTGCGGCAGGGAATATCGGGCCTCTGGGGGCTTGTGACAAGCGGCATCGGTGGTGCGTACAAGCTTGATTCGACTCGAGTAGATTATGAAAAAGCGCGGGCGTTGTATAACAACACAGAAGAGAACTATAAGCTCGGCGCCGGCTTTGCGAAAAAGATAGTCAACGCGACTGTCGGATTTATGGGCGTGCCCGAAATAAAAAGCGCTGATGAAGATGCCCAAGAACGGCTACAGGAGTTTTTCAAGAAGAACCATTCGAAGCTTCAGCAGACGCAGCTTAGTGCCATTAAAGAAGGCGACTGCTTTATCTGGCTTACTAGGGAGACCAACAATTCACCGCTTTATCCGGAAGTCCAGAAGCGCATCGTTTACAATATCATTCCGCCGGAACAGGTTAAGAAAATCAATCGCAATCCACTCACAGGCGAGGCGGTGGAGTATATTCTTGAGTCGGCGCATACCTGGATGGATGAAACCGGGGCGAACCGCCGGGCGACGATCAAGCAGCGCATCAGCGCCGAATGGCGCCTAATAGAAATTGAGGGCGACCATCCACCAGACATCGAGGCCGGGGAAACTCCGAACCCTTGGGGCTTCATTCCGATTGTCCATTTTAGAAATGAGGCAGATGTGACCACGGAGTTCGGTAAGAGTGACCTTGAGTCGGTGGAGCCGTTTTTGAAGGTGTACCACGACGTATTTTTGCATGCGGTACAGGGTTCGAAGATGCACTCGACGCCGCGCCTAAAGTTAAAGCTCAAGGACGTGGCAGGCTTCCTGCGTAACAACTTCGGCGTCAATGACCCGGCTGAATTTGCTAAGAAGGGCGGGGAAATTGACCTGAGCGGACATGAAATGTTGATATTCCAGGGCGAAGAAGATGCAGATTTCATCGAAGCGAAGTCCGCAAGCGGTGATGCAACCGCATTGCTAAAATTCATTTTCTATTGCATCACTTCATCGTCAGAAACGCCTGAATTTGTCTTTGGTGTACACATGCCATCTTCGCTTGCATCAACCAAGGAACAGATGCCGGTCTTTATTCAAAAGGTCGAAAGAAAGCGACAGGCATTCACAGACTCGTGGAAGCTTTTGGCCCGTATGGTGCTGGCTATGATTGCAAGCGCCGAGAACACTTCATTTTCCACGTACGAGACGGAGCTGGTATGGGAGAATATCGACCCACGCGATAGCAAAGACGCTGCAGAGGAACTTAAGTCCATTGTCGAAGCGCTGGATAAGGCAGTATCCGGTCAGTTGATGTCCATGGAAGCCGCTGTGCAATACCTGAAATACTGGGTTGATACGATGCGTGACTTTGAATCGGACGACCCAGACGTGCCTGGTGAGAGAGACCGAATACTACAAACATCCATCTTCCGTGGGCGTCTTGAAGATGCTGCATACCTAGACGCTGAGCGTAAGGCGGTGTAACGTGTGAGCAAATTCGTCATGAAATCTGCTCAAGAGATGTTGCGGCAATTGCTGAAGACGGCGGGACCATATGCCAAGTGGGCGTTGGCTGCTCGGAAAAAATACATCAACCTTCGGCTTGGTCAGGATCAAGAAGTACGTCGCATTTATATCCGTGCTGCGGACAAGGTAGCAAGGGAAATACGCCGATTGAAACGTCAAGGATACGGGAACCGGATGAACATCAGATATATGACCGCTCTTGAGCTCTCGCTGCGACAGAATAGCATTGTAGAATCTTTGAAGGGAATCGTGTCCGGAAGCATCGAGAAGGCTGTGGAAGCTGGCACCAGCTACTCCTACGGGGTGACACTCTCGCAGATCAGCAGGACGAAGCTGGCGAAGGAACCGATTCAGAGGGCCTTCTTTCGGGCAAATACACAGGCTGTTGAAGCCTGCTGGGCACGTACCCAGGGCGGATTGCACCTATCTGATCGGCTGTGGAGGCACAGCGAAAAGGCCCGGACTGCGATGACCGAAATCATTCAGGATGCCGTTGCAACCGGCGAGGACCCTGTCGAGACAGCCCGGGCCCTTGAAAAGTATGTCCGCCGTGGCAAGAAGACGCTCGCCTATGAGTATCCCGAAATGATGGAGCGAATGGGCAGCCGGATACCGCAGGATGTCAGCTACGAGGCGTTGCGCCTCGTCCGGACGGAGACAGCCGCAGCCTACGGAGAGGGGACTATTGTTGCAGCTAGCGTTACTCCTTCGTATATCGGGATGAAATGGGTGCTGTCTAACTATTCGAACCCATGCCACATCTGCAAAGGATTCGCAGAGGCAGACCACGGCCTCGGCAAGGGCATCTACCCGCCCGGAGGAGAGCCACCAATGCCGGCACATCCGAACTGCATGTGTACACTTGTATCTGTTCATGAGGACACGGACGCCTTCATCGACCGCCTGAACGCCTGGATGAAGAATCCGGCATCACAGCCGGATCTCGAAAAATGGTATCAGGACGTATATTCCAACGTGGCATAGCATCACTACCATCTGCACGATATGATAGGCTCATAGATTGCTTTAGGAGGGATGCTCATGTCAGGAGGGGTTGAGTTTGAATTCCCACTGATTCCGACCGAAGAAGAACTGCGACAGCTACGGAAGGAACAGACGAGGGATAAGTTGCAAGTAATAGATGGGAAGAAGGAACAGAAAATAGAAGACAAGCAAGACAGGTGAGGTCGCTCTATTGAGCGGCCTTTTCTTTTGTCCGTGAAAGGCGGGTATCGATTTGACTCTGAAACTTCTAACGGTGATTATTGGAGGAATTTCTATCCTCATTTACTCCGCAAAAGCATTTGAATGCAAGAATCGTGGAGAAAAATTAGATGCAATTTTTTATCTAATGTTTGTTGTTATCTGGGCTATTTTCATGACAGGGGTGTAGAACTTGAGGGGAGGTGAACAAAGTGCTTAAAACAATGATTTGCGGGGAGATGGCGGAGCAGACAACGCGGCCGTTTAGGCTTTTCGGTGGTGTTTCCGGTGAAATGCAACTGGAGGACGTGCCGCTGTCTCCGAGCGTGCAGATAGAAGAACTGAAAAAAGGGGATAACGATCCGCTGGAAGTGGTGGTTGAGATTCCAGCGAGCAAGTCCAAGCGCGGATGGAACTACAAAAGCCAGTCGCTGAAGGATATCGTCGATGCTGTCATGACGCGGACGCTGAACGGCTTCCTTGGTCACCAGAAGCCGGAGGACGTAAACAATCAGTTTTTGCCTCCGGTAACGCACTGGGTTGGCGCGAAGATGGTTGGCGAGACGGCTTACTTCCGCGGCGTGGTCGATGCAGCGGCGAAGGATCTGAAACGGTGGATTCGCTCCAACCGAATTAATCAGGTATCCATTTACGGCATGCCGAAGCTGCAGCGGGCAAAAGGTGAAACAGACGTTGTCGGATACAATCCGCTCTCCATCGACTGGACACCGCTTGACCGCGCAGGGATGAATACACGGATCGTCGCCATGTCCGGCGAAATGTGGGATTTAGACGGGGCAGGCCCCGGAGAAATGAAAGGAGATGATGAGCAAGTGGAATGGGCTCAGGTATTGGCAGAATTAAAGAAGAAATACGGTATGAAGGGATTCACAATCGGCACGCTGGCCGGAGAAATGGGACTCACCGACGAGCAGGTTGTCGCGGAGCTGACACCGGAATTTGCCCAAGAGGTACAGCGAGCGTTGGACATCATGAACAAGGCACAAACCATCCTAGGCGTTAGCGGAGAGATGGACGTTGCATCCTTGTTCAAATCGTTGAAAGCGGCTGCCGACAAGGAAGCTTCCGCAAGCCGTGACATGATTGTCGGGGAGATGATGGAATCGAAGGTCACTTCTGCGGCCGTTCGGAAGGACATCACGAACCCAGAAACGCCACTCGGAAAAATGTGGTCCTATCATCTACGCGGAATTGCAGCAAATGCGACAAAAGAGCAGATCACTGGCGAGATGGATTCTTTCCTTGGCGACCCGGCCGTGAAGGGCATCGTCGATCGATACCATACCGACTCCCCTGCAGGAACAGGCGGTGTCGGAACCGGCAGCGGCCAAGCAGGTGCGCCACAGAATCTGAAAACCAAAAAAACAAGTATTTAAGGAGGCTGAATATCAATGCCATACAAAGGCCAACCGGTGCCAAGCACCACGTATCAATCGTACCGTGCAAAAGTCAGTGACGGTAAGTCCGTTCGAGTTACGGTACCAGCGAAGACAACCGTCGAAGCCCAAAAATTCTATCTGCTCGACGGCTTTTTTGGAGCAGCAATGCAATCCGTCACGACAGGCACAGGCCAGACTGATGAAGTCATCCTAAATATCGAACAAGCAGAATTCGAGACTGACCAAATCGACACAACGCAGGCGTTTGCAGCGGGAACGCAGGTGTATTGGGATGCAGCCAAAAGTAAACTCACTGAAACTGCTACGGACAACCGTCTTGTCGGTCGTATTACTAATACAAAAGATGCGAAGAACGTCATCTGGTTCCTGTTGGGGCCGCAACTATAAGGAGGCTGATAACCTATGGCAAGAGTGCATAGCATTGAGACAATGAAGGAAAAGCGCCGCCAAGGAACCATTGAATCGAAGGTTCCTTTTTTGTTGAACGGAAAAATGCAAGAAGTAACGAAGAAGATCGTAAATGGTGAAATGGAGACTTACGAGCTCGACAAGCCGATCGGTGAGATGCTTACCAGCGAGAACAGCCGTAAGGAGTTGCTCCAAAAGGTCGTATTGGATGTGGAACTTGGAAAAGAAGAAATTCCGACGCTATATGGGCCAATATATGACACGATGAATGATCCAAACTTTCCAGAGGTGTTCGATGCAAAATGGGCACAATACGGAACCGTTATTTTCTTCAAACACTTAGAGGGAGAAGAGGTCAAGTTTGGTAGTTTGCAAGCAGAGCAAGGTCCAACAGCTAGAATTGAGGGATTTACAGCGGGATTTGAGTACACAAAAGAAATGGAATTATTTAACCAAACGTTCAACTTTGAGTTGTTAAATAAAGCGTTTGGTGAGGCCCATAATGCGCTGCTGAATCATTTGCACCTCGGACCAATTATCAAACATAACTACAAAGCGGGGAATAAGACGGCACCTGTATACGTGGATGAGTTGGGCAAAACGCTCACGAATGCAACGGGCTCTCACTTCATTCTGAGCATGCGGGAAACACTACGGGCTGCATTGAGAGATGCGCGAACGGCCAAACGCCCAGGTACGATTTTACTTGCTAACCCTGCTGACAAAGAAGATATCGACGATGCGTTGTCGAGCTTTACTATTCAAGCCACGCCGTATCGAGCGTTGTCCGGCATCACGGATATCATTTACTATGACGGATGGGAGGCGGAGGTTTCCAAGAAGTCGTATACGTATCCAGGTGTTCCGGCGGGGAAAGCGTACTTGCTCCGTCCAAAGCGCGGTTTTAAGGAACTGATCAAGCAAGCCCTTCAAGTTCAGGCCACTATGGGTGACCTGACGCGATTGGTTGAAGCTCAGGTGGTTGGTGACGTATGGCGCGGTGTGTTCGCGGCGATCGATGAGAACGTCCAGGAAATCACGTTCCCGGGCAAGGCATAGGGCGGTGATTGTATGGAACCAACTCCGGCTTTGCGAACCCGTCTGCGGAAGCTCCTGAACGAAACTATACCTGCAGGAGGCACGGAAGCGGACACCAATTTTCTTGATGAAGACATCGACTTACTGCTGCAGGAGGCGGATAGTATCTATGCCGCCACCTCGACTGGATGGATGGAGAAGGCCGGACTGCTGCAAGGTGATATTGAAAGCTACAGTACTGGGACCGAAAAATACGATCTAACATCTTTGAAAGACAGACTAGAACACGCCCTGTCCATGGCGCAGCAATACGCAAAGATGGCAGAAGCATCCGGAACAAGCACAGGCAGCTTCATGTTCCAAGTTCGGCCGCCCGAGGTGTTGTGATGGATTTCGCGCAACTGCGCCGGCAGCATATCGCATGGAACATCTCGCAGAATCCGACATCCATTACAATTCATCGGACTGAAAAGCGGAAGAAGGGCGGTGGTCATGAGGAGAAAGAGTTCACGCTGCCGCCCAACACTGTTCGTATCTTCATAGCCCGTTCGCAGATTCCGCAGACCGTTTCCGTCCTGGCCGGAACGAAGCAGACTGACAAGATATACAGCCTACTGGCCGATGAGCATGCGGATATCCAAGCAGGGCCAAACGTGACCGATCGTTTCGAAGCCCTGGGGGAGACGTTCGAGGTTGTCTCCGTGCAGCCGCAGGTAGTTCAGGGCGTGACTGTTGGGTACCAGGCCGATCTGGAAAGGGTGAAGTGATATGGGGGACTTTGGCCAAGGAGCAATTGAACACATGAAGAGAATGAAAATAGCGACGTTGTGGGCGGCCAAGCAGCAAGCAGGCCTGGCTGAAGGTGAAATGCGTACAAAATTCCCTTGGACACCAAGAACACATACAGCACACCGAGCCCTTCATGCTGGAGCCGAAATTTCGGGTGATAAGGTTGTTATGTATTTAGCACATGGGGTTAAATACGGTAATTATCTGGAAGAAGGGACGCCTCCGCATAAGATAAAGGCAAAAAACAAACCTTTCTTGAAGTTCCGTGTTGGTGGAAGATTTGTAACAGCCAAAGAGGTTAATCACCCCGGAACGAAGCCAAGAGCGATTGTTCTACCTACTGCTAAAAAGTACAAAGTCAGTCTTAGAGATGCAGTTTTGAAAGTGTGGGGTGCTGAATGAGAAATGCTATCCGGGAAAGACTCATTGCCGCAATTCCTGAACTGAAAGATGTCTACGAACCACACGCGGCCGAGGCAAAGAGCGAAAAGCCGTATGCCATTGTGATGCAGGGGCAGGATAGCGACGAGTCACCCTGGGCCGGCTTCCGCAGGCTCGTGGAGGTCTGGCCGTATGTGTCTCGGTCGACCTTTGAAAAGGTGGATATTCTCGAAAAGAAGATCATCGGTGCTCTGGACAAGCAGTTGCTGACAACCGAGGCCGGAGAAGTATTTTCGTGTATCTATCTCGGCTCCTCCGGGCAGGACGTTGTTGACGAAGATTGGGACGCGATTACCCGAGGCATGCAGTTTGCTGTCATGGCCCTGCAGCCAGTCAATACGACTGCGCCTATCACCGACGACCTATGGCTCGCGGCACTTGGGAAATGGACACAAGGAATCATGGGCCCCGATTGGGCAGTTTACATGGGGCTCTGGCCGCTCGGATACACACGTCCTGCAGTTATGTGGCGTGTAACAAACATTGACGTTCAGGCTCTTGGCAAGGCCGTGTATGAGGTCAAAAAGCGATTTACGGCTCACATTATTGGCGCCGACACGAATCAAGAGCACGGCGGCGTTTTACGGCTGGTGGAAGAGCTCGGAAATGCAATCAAGATCCCGCTGAACGAAGCGGATAGGCGGTACATGACAGTTTCGGAACCAAAGGCAAACATTGCCGCGGACCCGTTAGCCGAAGGACAAATAACCGTTACTCTTCGTCGTCGTACAGCACGCCCTACGGAGGAAACCCCGACAATTAACCAGGTTAATTTCAAAACGAATATGAGGTGATATTGTGGCCGAGAAGAAAGAACAGCCCAGCATCCCCCGGTATCCCGCTGAAGAGCTTGCGGCAAATGCGCAGGCTCTTTTTGACGTGAAGCCGGAGGTTCTGGCCGGGGCGTTGAATGGATCGGAAACGGCTGAATTGTCGGTCTCTGAAACCAAGGCGCTTATTAGGAAATTTATGAGAGAGAAGGTGAAATAGATGGCAGGAGGAAATTGGAGCCCTACCGATATGCCGGTGCTGCCTGGCTTATACATGAATTTCGTGGCTGCAGCAGGCGCCGCCATTCAGCCGGGCTCGCGGGGCGTGGTCGTTGCTCCTGTGAAGGCACACTGGGGGCCAGTCGGGGAGTTTGTTGAAATTGCGGACGAAAAATCCATCAAGGAAAAATTTTCGCTGGACGAGACAGGCGGAGCCACGGCATACACAACACTGTTTTTAGCGTTGCTTGGTGGGCCGAAAAAGTTGCTCGCTTATCGTCTGGCCGATTCATCGGCAGCCGCCGCAAAGGTCACGCTTAAAAACACTGCAGAAACACCTGCTGACGCTCTAGTCCTTACGGCGAAGTATCCGGGAGAACGCGGAAACGACTTCAACGTGACAGTCCAGGCGAGCCTTGTGGATGCCACAAAAAAAGAGCTGAGATTGTACGAGAGCACGACACTTTTGCGGACGTTTTCTATTGGTGACGGCACAGCGGCGGCTGCAGTCGCGGCCATCAATGAGGACGGAGATAACAAATGGATCGTTGCCGAGAAGGTGGCCGACGGGACAATGGCTGACATATCCGGCGCTGCCCTTGGTGGCGGGAAGAGCGGCATTTCCAGCATCACAAATGCCGATTACATCGCCGCGACGGAAGCATTCGAAGGGCAAGAGTTTCACGTTTTGACATTGGACGGGGTAACAGACCCTGCGCTTCGCGCCAGCATTACGGCATGGGTTAAACGTGTCCGAAGTGAAGGTAAAGGTATCATTGCCACTCTTGGGGGCCCGACAACGGACGACAAGGCAAGCGACGCGGTGGCAAAAGCGAACGCCCGTAGCGCCGCCTGCAACGATGAAGGCATTGTAAATGTAGGCTCTGGAGCTGTCCTGGGCGATAAGGAATATAGTTCTGCGCAGATTGCAGCATGGGCTGCCGGGCTTATCGCTGGTCAATCGATCAGTGAGTCCACAACATATGCGGTAGCTCCTTTCGATGACGTTACCCGTCGCTGGACGCGATCAGAGCAGGAGCAAGCGGTTCGGAGTGGTGTTTTCTTGCTCATCCATGACGGTCGTCAAGTCAAAGTATTGCGGGGCCTCAATACGCTCGTCGCGCTGAAAGAAGGCCAGAACAGTGCTTGGAAGAAGATACGGACAATCCGTGTCATGGACCAAATCAATGCTGACCTGCAGCGGGCTGCAGAGGACAATTACATCGGGAAAGTGAACAACACCGCAGAAGGTCGACTTGCGCTCATCGGAGCCTGCAAAGATTATATGCGAACAATGGCGCAAAGCAATGTGATCGAGGGGGCGGGCTACGATGTGATACTGGACCCTGCATATTATGGCTCGGCTCCCTCCAGGAAGCCTGAACCGGACCAAGTGTTCTTGCAATGGAATGCCCGACTAACAGACGTCATGGAGCAAATATTCGGCACATTTTATGTGCAATAAGAGGTGAAATAGCATGGAACATTTAGACCCGAGCCGCGTCATTCTAGGTACCCACGGGGCCGCCTTTATTGACGGTAAGTGGCAATCAAATATTAACCACTTGGAGGCGAGCGTCGAGGTCGAGAAGCGGGAGCTTAACCTTTGCGGCATCGATTGGGTGCAGCACAAAATCGGTATCAAAAAGGGCACCGGAACAATGTCTGGATTCAAGGTTACATCGGATATGATGAAGCGAGGCTTTGCTAAGTTTGACATCATCTCAAAATTGGATGACCCGGAAGCGTACGGCCACGAGACCGTCCGACTCATTCGTTGTATGCCAGACAAAGTTCAACTGGCGAATTGGACAGCTGGGGAAGAAGTGGCGGAAGAGACGCCCTTCACTTTTGAAAGTTATGAATTACTTGATCCAATTGTAGGGCCATAAAAGGAGGATTTACACTATGAAAAACGTTGAAAACTTAACCGAGGAACAAATTCTGGACGGTCTCTTTGAAACGGCAGCCAACTTACCGGAAGAGACCATTTTTCTGAAACGTCTTGATATGCGCGTCACCCTCCACGGACTGACATCAAGTAAGGTGGACAGCATTCGTGAACAGAGCACCACACGCAAGACAGTGAAAGGTCAGGCTGTAGAGAAGGTAGATTCTGAACTCTTAAATGCAAGACTGATTTTAGAAGCTTCATCTTCACTCGAAGTAAAAGGCTTGAAACTGAACGGCTGGGGCGACCCACGAATCACAACTCGGCTCAAACTTTCCGGTGGTGAACAAGCTGTGCGCCGTCTTCTGCTTGCGGGGGAACTCGACGCAGTAGGAGATAAGGTGTTGGAGCTCTCTGGTTGGGGCGTCGATATCGAAGATGTAAAAAACTAATAGGCTCCGGGGGCATGACGACGATGCTGTACCACATGTGGGTGCGGCACGATCTTACACCCGGGGCCTTTTGGGCTCTTCCGAAGGGAGAACGAAAACTTCTGATGGCGTTCACCTTAAAAGAAATCGAGACCCTACCAAAGCCACCGAAGCGAGGTGGCTTTGGTGGCTGAGAAGGAATTCTACCGCCTTGACCTTGTAATTGGCACCAATGGCGTTGAGGATACGGAGAAACAGGTCAAAGCCATCGACAAGATGCTGGAGCAGACGGCCCGGCGAGCTTCGGCGCTTGGAAAGTCGAGAATCACGCCCACCGCTCGACTCGAAGATAGGATTTCTTCACCTGCCAAAAAGGTCACGGCGACGCTATCAAAGATTGACAAGACTGTAGCCAAGCCAGAGGCACGACTTGTGGACAAGGTGTCCGGTGCCGCGAACAAGGTTTCTTCGACGCTGACTAGCCTGGTCCGAAAGCCATATAACGTACTGATATTTGCAAAAGACATGGCGACCGGAACGATCAAAAAGATTATGGGGGCGCTCACCAGCCCATTGGCTCTACTTGGAGCTGGTGGGGGAGTAGCGGGCGTGACAACGGTCGGACTGAATATGGTCATGCAAGAACAAGGAATTACTTCAGCATTCAAAGTCTTACTTGGTAGTGCGGAAAAAGCACAGAAACGTGTACAGGAACTGACCACGTTTGCCGGACAAACTCCTTACAGACGTGATGAAATTTATGAGGCATCTCGTGTGTTAGAGGTATTCACCAAGGGAGCAATATCAACGGGAGACGGCTTGAAAATGGTTGGTGATATCTCAGCAGGGACGCAGAATGATTTTGCCAATACTGCTCTCTGGATTGGGCGATTGTACGATGCTCTGGAAGCTGGTCGACCGGTTGGTGAAATGACTTCACGTCTTCAAGAGATGGGGGCTATGTCCGGGGCTGCCAGGGCTGGGCTCGAAAAAATAGCCGAATCAGGTCTACACATATCGAAGACTTGGCCGCTTGTCGTAAAAGAATTTTCACGTTTTGACGGCATGATGGAGGACATGTCCGGGAACCTACACAACTTGCTGCTTGGAACAAAAACGTTCTTTACCCAAAACGTATTTAAACGCTGGGGCATGGGATTAGAGGGTGTATTAAGTCCAGCACTAAAAAAGTTTCGTCAGTGGCGCTCAGAGAACAAAGAAACAATTGCTATCCTTGGTCAAAACGTCGAAGAGTTTGGTAAGAAAATCGGAACGTTTGTAATCGGCGGAATTGAAAAGGTTACGGCAAAGTTCAATGAGCTTTCAAAGGACCCAGCGTTTCAAAATGCTGATATTTTCGGAAAAATTAGAATCGCATGGGATGAAATCATCGCGAAGCCGTTCACTGAGTGGTGGGCAGGTAGCGGAGAAACTATGTTCATCGATATGTCGGCAAAGATGGGGAAAACACTAGGCGGAGGCCTAAAAGGATTTATCATGGGTGCGCTTGGTTTGTTCACGTCAAGCGATAAATTGAGCGATGACGGTACATTCACTGCTGCAGGGGTGACCGCCGGAGAGGCCTTCTTCCGGTCCTTCATCGATGCGTTCGATGCCGGAGCAATTGCTGAAAAGACATGGGAAGCGTTTAAAAACATACAGCCCCCTTGGCTAGGAGGAGAATCAAGCGGAATATTAGGCAATGTTCTATCTCTCGGTTTCGATGCCTGGCTACTGTCTAAGGCATATAAAATATTAAAAGGTCCTGCAACAGGGGGAAAAAAAATTTGGGACTGGGCAAAAGGATGGTTTGGTGGAGGAAAAGGAGGACCACCTTCACCGCCTACAGGCGGGACGTCACTTGGAAAACCGCCAACTCCTTCGAACCCAAGTAATCCAAGTAAACCATTACAAAAGTCGCCGGGCCCGTATGAGAAGGGATGGCAGCCACCTAGAACGACCGAGACGCACCCACCCAAAAAGGTGAGTTCTCCATACAAACCGGGGAATATCCCAAACTTTGCAAAAATGATGGCAAAATGGGCTCCTTATATCGCAGCAGGACTAAGTGTTTACGATATTGCCACTGCAGAACCAGGGGAAGAACGTGCAAAAGCAGTTGGTTCGAATGCGGGAGGTTGGATAGGAGCATTTGCGGGATTCAAAGCTGGTGCAGCTGCAGGGTCTATTGTCCCCGGTTATGGAAACCTTATAGGTGGATTATTAGGGATGGGGCTTGGAGCATTTGGAGGAAGCAAACTTGGCGGAGTGGTAGTCGAAAACTCTGAAGCTATGGCAGAATGGATTGGAAAATTTACAGCACCTAAATTCTCCAATTCATCTGAAAAAATAAGGCAAGAGTTTATGGAGCGTTATAAAGATAACCCCCGGATGCTCGAGTGGGGGGCCCTTCCAACGAGCGAACGATACATGAGTTTTGCACAGAGTTCACCCAAAGCGCCGATAAGCAAAGAGGAGTTCGTTAACGGCGTTCCGTCGGATACTGTGAAAATATCCGAGGACCAAGTCAGTCAAATGATGGCATACCTGCAAGACTTCAAAAAGGAAGTGACCAACGATATTAGGGTGACGATTCCACCAGGAGCGGTCCAGATAAATATGCCAACACAAGAAATCGACTATAAGCAGATTTCGAATGATGTTGGTTGGCGAGTAGCTAGTGCAGTACAAATGCAAATGATGAATAGGAAATGAGGCGGGGAGTATGGAATTTCATCTCATCGATTCGGCGGGGAAAAACCTGTACTTCCCCGTTAATCCTGAAGAAGTTACGATTCGACGGGAGAAAGGTATCGAAACAGTCAGCATATTATCATATGGAGAATTCGATTTCCCGAGCGGAGAGAAGGTGAAAGAAATCGCCTTCTCTTCTTTTTTTCCATCCGTATACGACTCAGGGTACTGCAATTACGAGAATATTCCGGAACCACATACAGCCATGAACCGGATCAACAAGATGATCCAAGACAAGAAGCCGGTTCGCTTTATTATTACGGGGACCCCGGTGAACGTCCTTGTCCTGGTGTCAGGGCATACGACCACGTTAAAGGGCGGGGAGCCAGGTGATATATACTTCGACCTGACGCTGCGGACGTGGCGCGAGGCAAAGGTACATACAAAGGTGGCGGCGAAGAAGCCAGCAGCAAAGAAGGCCGCTGCGAAGAATGGGAAAACGAGCCGACCGGATACGAAGCCGACGCCTAAAACCTATGTGGTAAAGAAAGGGGACACCCTGTCGAAAATAGCGAAGCGGGAGCTCGGCAGCAGCAGCAAATGGCGGAGCATATACAATCTCAACAAGAAAGCGATCGGCAATGACCCGAACATTATTAAATCAGGAATGAAGTTGGTGATGCCAAAATGAGCTACGAGGTTGTGCTGCAGAACAAATATTATTTGCGGGAGTTGATCGAGAGTATCACGCTCAAGGATTCTCTCGATCAAATATCGTATCAGGCCGAAGTTAAACTCAAGATTCCGGCCACGGGTCTGAGCATCGAGCCAGGACAGGAGATTCGGGTGAGCGGGGTGCCGTATGGCAGCAGCAAGATGGTCTACTTGCTCAACCCCGGAGTCGTATGGGAGTGCACCAGCAAGAGCAAAGATAGGAAGCATATGGACGTCCTCATATACGACCGAACAATTTACCTAGCCAGGTCGGAGGATGAATATCTTTTTCCTGCAGGGCAGACCGCCAGCCAGCGGCTGCGTAAGTATGCGGCGGATTGGGGCATCAAGCTAGCTTCGGTTCCTGATACTAAGACCAAACTCAAGAAAGCCGTATACCGCCCGCGCCCAATATACAAAATGCTCACAGCCGACTTGCAGGAGACGGTGAAATCTGGAGGGGATATGTACACTCCCCGGATGACCACTTCCGGCTTGGAACTGTTTAAGGTTGGCAGCAACAAGATTGTGTGGGAACTCCAGTCGATCGAGGAGCTCACCCAAACGAGGACATTGGAAGGTGCAATAACAAAAGTAAAGGTTATCGGCACAGAAGACCGGAAGGAAAAAGCGAAGTCAAAGTCGGCCGGGAAGGCAGCCACGCCAGAGATACCAGAAGGTATGACGCTGGAAGAGTACGGGCGCATATACGGAGCCAAGGTTAAAAAGGGCGGAAAAGGGAAGAAGCCCAAGGTCAAGGCGTCAAAGGTTGAGCTGCCATCCAAGATTCTCGCCATCGCGACGGGGCAGACTACAAAGCTGGGAACGCTGCAGCGCATGGTACAGGACGAGGACGTCAAAACGCCTGCAGCGGCTAAGAAACTGGCGGAATCGATGCTTACAGGGATTCAGCAGACTTTTTCCGTCACAACACTTGACCTGAACACAATTCGTGCTGGTGACGCCGTTAAGCTGAATGGGATGAATCTTATTGTCACGTCCGTAGTCCATGAGTTAGGGGAACCGGGGCATATGATGCTTGAACTTGGTTCAACAGATTACGTGAAAAGGAGGTATTTTCTTGAATACTGATCCGTTTGGCGCCATAGCTCAATCGATAAGAACAGAGATGCAAAAATACACAAGTGAGATGCTTTCCGGTGTTCCGGCCGAGCTGGGAACGATCACGGAGACTGGCCTCAAGCTCGACAACTTCAAGCATGAGATTCAGGACTACCTTGTGGCAGACTTTCTCGTCACGCTGCACCTCCCAGCCTTTTCGCTGATTGGAAACACGGCCTCGCCAGTGGATGAAGAGGGGAATGCCACTGGCCCGAAATCGCAGCGCACACTGTTTGAATTTGAGCCGACCATGATCGAAGAAGTGCGCGTCAATTTGGCTGCGGGGCTGCTGCCGGGCGAACGTGTGCTAGTGATGCCGACGAATGGTGGAGCTGATTTTGTGGTGATGTGTCGGGTGGTGAATAACAATGCCTAATTTATTTCCGTCCGATATCGAAGACGATTGGGAACAGGAAACGGAAGAACCGGAAGAACAGGAGACAGATTTCGGCCGAAGCTGGCGCTTTGATTTCGAAAAGGGCGACTTCGTGATGACGCCGACTCGGAAAGTAGCTGTTGCCGACGACACTGCAGCATGGGTGATGTGGTGCGAAAAAGCAATTCGCACCCCACGGTATCGGCACCTGATATATTCCCGAGAACATGGCCATGAATTTGATGAGTTGATTGGCAAAGGATACAGTCGGGCGGTCATTGAGAGCGAGATCCAGCGCATCGTGACCGAGACGTTGACCGTTGACCCTCGAACGGCCAGCGTAGACGGGTTTACGTTCGCTTGGTCCGGTGACGGCTGTTATTTTACATGCCGCATCCAAAACGTCCGAGAAGAGACCGAGACGATCGAAGGGAGGGTGGAGACCTAATGGCGAATTCTCCACTTTATTTGCAGGACCAAACCGAGGATGAAATTATGCAGCGTATGCTGGACCGAGTGCCCCCGGATATCGATTCTTCTGAGGGCTCTTTTATTTGGGATGCGCAGGCGCCGGTCGCCTTCATGTTGTCGGAAGCCGCAGTGTGGGCGCAGCAGGTGCTGGAGCGTGGCTTTGCGAGCACAACATTCGGCGAATACTTGGACCTTCGAACGGCTGAGCACGGCGTGGTCCGACGAGCGGCAGTGTCAGCTACGGGGCAAGTAAAGTTTACGGGGACGGTTGGAAAAGGTGTTCCTGCTGGTATTATTGTCGCAACGCCAGCGGACGAAATATCTGGCGAGGCATCAACTGAGTACGAAACCACTGTGGCCGTCACAATGGACGAAAAAGGCGAGGCGACCGCACCAATACGTGCCCTCATTCCTGGCCGGAATGGAAATGTACCTGCAGGTGTCGTCGAGGTCATGTCCACCCCTATAGCAGGAGTGACCGCTGTAACAAACCCGAAAGAGACAAAGGGCGGGGCGGATACCGAATCTGACGAATCGCTTCTGGAACGCTTTTATGCCCGGGTCCGGAATCAGGGCACCAGCGGAAACAAGGCGCAGTACATCCAGTGGGCCGGAGAAGTACCGGGTGTCGGCGGTGTCCAGGTACAGCCACTTTGGGACGGACCAGGTACCGTGGGCATCTATCTGCTTGATGTTGAAAAGAGAGCAGCAAGCCATGAAATCGTCGTTGCAGCACAATCCTATATCGATCCAACGCAGGACGGACAGGGCGAGGGGATGGCACCTGCAGGACCGATTGTAACTGTCATGGCTGCGGAGGAAGTGTCGATTAATGTCAGCGTAAAACTGACGCTGGCCAGTGGAGCATCTCTGTCCGAAGTCAAAGCATTGATAGAGAGTGGAGTGCGTTCTTACTTAAAGCAGCTTGCTTTCGCTGATCCACTCGTCCGATATACACGCATTGCTGCCGTGCTCCTGGATATTCCTCCGATTATTGATTTCTCAGAGTTGACCATAAACGGTAGCAGCGATATGAATATCGAAATTGGGCCTGGTCAGGTAGCAGTATTAGGGGCGGTGGATGTGTATGAATGATTTCCCTATTTCTAGCCCGAGGGGACAGGAGATGTTCTCATATTTGCCCGTCTATTACGAGACATCTCGTGTTTTGCGAGCCGACATGAACGCAAAAGGGGCAGAAATGGACCTACTTGTCCGCACCTTGTCCGAGACGTTGGAGCAGTTCTTCGTCCGGAGCGCGACATGGGGTCTCGATCGCTGGGAAATGGAACTGGGTATACCGACAGAGCTAACAAAGCCAATAAAACAGAGACGGGCGGTCGTAGAATCGAAGCTGCGAGGTGCCGGGAAATTCTCGGGGCGACTGGTGAAGAACGTAGCCGAGGCTTACGACGGTGGGACCGTGGATATTGCTTTTCAGCCGAGCGTGTGGAGCTTCACTGTTAAGTTTATCGACACCCTTGGCGTGCCTCCAAACCTCGACGATTTAAAAAGCATCATCGAGGAAATAAAGCCGGCACACTTGGCGGTGAAGTACGAGTTCAGTTATTTACTTATACGGGATGTACACAACATGACAATCAAACAGTTGCAACAAACCCCGTTATCTAATTTTGCCTTTAATAGTAGAGGAGGGATATGACGATGGCGAATGAGACAGAGCACCTCGGCCTATACAAAGCTGACCCAGTTGCAGACGGTGAGAAAACATTCAATATAGACATCATGCTCAACGAGAACTGGAACAGAATCGACGAGGCTGTTGGTGATATGGACACTGTCCCTACTAAGCAAAAGACGGCAGCGGGGGCAATCAAAGAGATACATCAAGCGGCCGTAGAGGCACAGGAAGAAATCAATGCTCACGTGAACGACACTCAAAAACACGTATCCGATACAGATCGCCCTAAGTGGGACGGCGCAGCCGAGGAAGTGTCCGACCCACATACAAAAGAGTTGATGCTATCCCCCGGCGTCCAGGTGGTTGAGGTAGAGAATGACACGCCGTTTAATTTTGGCGAAATCAAGGGGCGGACGCTTATAAACCTGTCAACGGGTTTGAGAAACCTTGAACGGTGGAAGGTCCATACAACCGGTGCGGCCTTGGAACTGGTCACGGATGTAACCGACCAAGGATCAGCGAGCCTAAAGGCAACGGTCAAGGCCTCGGCACCAGGAGAGTATACGGCATCGTGGAGCCTAAAAGAAAGGTTCGATTTTGGTTCTATTGGGGACGAAGGGGCTACATTCCTTTTGGTCGCTCGGGTACGGAATGGAACGGCGAAAAGGGCGAACGTAGAGATTTTATCGGGCATCTTTATGGGCGATCTCCCGGTTACGGACAGCACTAAGTTTACGACGGTACGAAAAGCCTTCTCCCGATCGAAAAATGAACCTAATACGTTCGACATGCAGATCCGCGTCACAGGTCAGAACGGTGATACAGCCTATGTGGACGGTATTCGGGTGTACCGAATAGCCGATATGATAGACGATGCACTCATCGGCCATATAAACAATATGGATCGAGACGAAGCTAATAAACTCTATCCTTACGTAGACGCTATGACAAACGTCCACAATCCATATGTGGCGATTACAGGGGCGAATCAGCTACCGCCGTTTACGAAGTGGGAATATGTGAATACTAAAGCCGTTGTAAATGGTCCGTACGAATACACGCAAACTGAAGACGACGGGACTTGGACGCAGGTGAAACTGCCTCTCAAGGCGATGACAACGCACCGCATCTCCTTTGATGGTACCAACGGTATACGAATGAGGATCAAATCCTCAGATGAGGCTATAACACTTTGGGATGGGGTGAGCGGAAGCACTTTTGAAACCGGGGTGTTTAACGAAGTGCGTGTATATGTGCACGCTACAGCGGGGACTATCAGGCGTCCTATACTTACTGTCGGCCCCGAACCGCAGCCTTTCCAGCCGCAACAACGCAGCATATGGGCAGCAGAATGCAACCTAGCCGCTAATCCGGTAGATGGTAGCAATCCCGATACGCTATTTATGGGAGACGATGGGCTGCCGTATGTGCTGGAGAAGTGGAAGAAGGTTACGCTGGATGGATCTCTGAATTGGTCGATTGGTGATACAACACCGAAAGGTGCAAAGCAAGTTAAAGTTGCAGGATTAGCTGTTGGTTCAGTACCAGCAAGTGGACACGCATCTAAGTACGATGGCAAATATATTCCTACGGGTGCGACAGGGGATGCGCCAGACTTACAAGCAGTGTCTGTAAACGGAAGCTTTTATATATCTATCTCCAACGCCGACAGCGGATGGGGAGACAAGCATACACCGGATGCTGACGAGATTAAGGCGTATTTCTTGGGGTGGAAAATGTACGACACTTCGGGCGCTGATCCTACAGCTATAGGGACTTATAACCGCACAGACGGATTGCATAAAGGGTGGACACCTTTGCAAAGTTACGACGGTAACATTTATAAAGGCGGTTATAAAGGTTCTGGTACGCCGAACACAATCCCAAGCACAGCTAATACGACGTATTACAGTAAAAGTCGGACTTGGCAACCATACCGTCTGCAATACCTGAAGACCAAGCCAACAATCGAACCCGTGAAAAACTACGAAACTGGCGCGACACTGTGTGCAGGGGCTAATATGGTTGAGGTTGGAAGCGGTATTGTGCTGCGAGAGAAGGCTAATCCGGTACTCACAAACGCTAAAGATATGTTAATTAATTCGAGTTTTCCGGGAGAAGATTCGTCTAAGTTAAAGCATAGAGTGAAACAGATATACAGCATTCACCGTGACAGTGCCACAGACTGGACGTGGACAAGACAACTCACCGATATGGCATATGGAAAAGAGCGAGCAATCTGGTATAGTGGAGTTGGCTTTGACCCATCGGCAGTCTACCACGTCACATACACGATGTTAGACCCAACGCTCGCGGCTCCTATATTGGGCACAGTAGCGGCCAACCTACGCGGTACTGTATCGGACTTGGTACAGCATACGGGGGACATGGAGCGGCGGCTATCCGTGGTGGAGATGCAGAAGGCAGATGCGGTAGAGGATACAGGTTGGATAAAGGTTCCGCCTTTAAATGGGTGGATACATTACGCAGCAAAACCACTGCGATTTAGAGTAAAAGGCAACCTACTATACATTGAAGGCATTTTGCAGGGTGGCACAACTGCCACCACTACGCAGCTTTTTAATTTGCCAATCACTCTTAAAACAGCTTATGGTTGCTGGTTGAACTGTATAACGTGGACTGGAGCGAATACAGTACAGCCCTTGCAATGCTCTATAACTACTAGTGGCATAATGAGGATTAATGCCGGAACAGCAGATACGTATATATCTTTTGACGGAGTAGGGTTACTAATTGAAGGACTGGAGGTGAAAAAATCATGAAATACGCGTATATAACCGACCTTAACGGTCGATACATTGAACCAACGCTCGTTGCGGACTCCGTGACAGGCGTTTTTGATCGCCGCGAGCCTGTCCAATCGGACGACGAGCAGCCGAATGAACCGGAGACCATCCTTGTCGGGTATATGGTCGCCGTGCCACTGCCTGCTGGGCTCTATGAGCCTATATTTGATGTCGAAGGCTACAGACAAGCCATGACGGACTACGAAGCAGCATATGCCGAATATATCGCGGCCGTGGCCGAGCATGACCCAGAAGAAGAGGAGCCGCAACCGAAGCCGCCGCTGCTGGTAGACGGCCCTTTGTTTTGGCGGAATGGCCTGACGCAAGAAGAGATCGAAGCCTTGCAGCCGAAGCCTGTACCGTCCGAGCTCGAATTTCTCGGGCAACAAATGGTCGCTCGCGAGTTAGAAGCGCTGGAACTCAGGCAGCAAAACGGCATTCTCGGGGAGCAGATTGTCCAAAAAGAACTTGAAATTCTCGATTTGCAAACGCAGAATGAAACACTAGGTTCTAATTTAGTCGGAATGGATCTGCGATTATTGACACTGGAAGGAGTGAAGCAGGATGTTTGAAAACGATTATGAACGCTTGAAGTATTTCTGTGATAAGGGTTGGTGTTCGGTCACTCAATTACAGCAGTACGTCGGGTTCAAGGTGATTACTCCAGAGCAATACAAACTCATCACGGGACAAAAATATCAAGCTAAGTAAGCGCCTGCTCATAGCACGGTGCTTTTATTATGCCCTCGGACGATACCGGGGGCTATTTAATTTAAAGGGGGATTACCTACATGGAAAGACTTGAAACGGTGTTGAAATCAGGAGCTGCAGCCGGTGGTGGATTGGCAGCATTTTTATTCGGCGGTTGGCCGGTGCTGATCCAGGTGCTGCTTATTATTGTGATTGTCGACTTCGCCACTGGCGTGATGGCCGCGGGAACGGAGGGGAAGCTGCGCAGCAGCGTTGGCCTTATCGGTATTGCGCGCAAGGTGTTTATTTTCTTGATTGTGGCTGTGGCACATCAGATCGATAGCGTGCTTGGCGATCAGCATTTGCTTCGAGATGCGACTATCTTTTTCTATATTGCCAACGAGCTGCTATCGATTATTGAAAACGGAGGGCGGATGGGCGTGCAGCTGCCACCAGTTATCCGGGAAGCGGTCGAAGTTTTAAAGGCGAAAGGCGGGGATAAGCATGGAAATTAAACAACGACTCCTGCCTGATGGCAAGCCAAACAAGCCAAGTCGTCCAATGAAGCCGGCTTACATCACGATCCACAACACGGACAATACATCCGCAGGCGCGACGGCGGAGGCGCATTCCAGATTTGTGCTAAATGGCAGCGGCGGAGCGCAGAAAAGCTGGCATTTCACTGTTGATGATCGGGAAGTGTATCAGCACTTACGCGACAACGAACAGGGCTGGCACGCAGGCGATGGCAGCGGGCCGGGGAACCGGACGAGCATCGGGGTTGAAATCTGTATGTATCGGGACATGGACCAAGAGCAGGCCTGGACCAACGCCGCCTGGCTTATTGTGCAGCTGGCGAAGCGGCATAGCATTCCGCTGACAAAGATTGTGCCTCATAAGCATTGGACGGGCAAAAACTGCCCGAGCCGCATATTGCCGCGATGGTCGGAGTTTGTTGAGATGGTACAGAAGGAGATGAAGGCAATGGAAAAACCAAAGCAGCCGGATTATGTGGGCCACTGGGCAGAAGCATCTATTCGGCGAGTGATGGACGCAGGAATTATGTCAGGTCGGGGGAATGGATTTGCACCGAATGAGCCGATTACGCGAGCTGAGATGGCAGCGGTAGCGGATCGCATCTTGAAGCAAATGCAAAAATAACGGCTGGGGGAGTTGTCGTTTGAAATGTAGGATATAAAAATAGCTGTCGAGAAATTTCTCGACAGCTAAGGCCGCTTTGTTTAACGTGGGCTTAACGTATAGGTTAAACCTAATGCTTTTATGCCAGTGAAGGTATTTTCCCACCCGGATCTTTCTACTTGATCTTTAACGCCTTCTGCAATCTCGGTATAAAACTGAGTTTGCTTTTTATTATACTTAGGGTTGTCATGGGGATTGGGAGTTATTTTATACGTATGTTCGCCTGGATTAAATGTAATGCCTCGGTTTTTTCCAAAAGATTCTTCGATATACTTGTATTTTACATTATTGATTGTGACTGTGCCACTTACACCTTTAGCTTCTACATTTACGCTGGAAAAAGGAAATATAATTACAGCAATGGCAAAAAACAGAGACAAGGATAGGGCAAAAAAACTCTTTTTCATTTAAACAACCTCCTAAAATAAAATAGGTGACTGTAGTAGTGGTTGGGGTTCTATGGATATATTACCATAAATTATAGTACTAAGTAAACACTTGGGCTCAGATTGTTGTAAAGATAATTTAAACGATTGTTCGGAGAACGTAGCCAAGAAGGGTTTGTTACACATGCCAAATAAAGTAGACGTATATTTTCCATCATGATAAGATATAAATAGAAAAGGAGCCGTGCGTCAACACGACTCCCACGCAATAGCCGCTTTTAAGGGCGGCAGGCTTTAAAGGTTTAAGTCAGAATAGACCGTTTCCTTCCGATGGGGCGGTCTATTTCTTTTTGTGCAGGTATATCAGCAGCGTTATGACGAACGTCAGTAACGCGAATATCCATAGTCCGAATTGAAACATAACGGATAGTGCTTCGTATACGCTCACAGGCTTCACCTCCCTTCCGGGAGACTAGCCGACCGCCCATAAAGCCATTCTATTGCCTATCTATCATACCATATTTTTCCCTTAACAAGGAGATTAACATTTCTTTAAAAAAGACTTATGAGAAAAGCCGCAGGATAGTTCCCACGGCTTTTTTTGCACTACTTTATCGAATACTCGTTTACTTCAAACGTTAAAATCTTATCGAAAATCACATAGTCTTTACGGCTGCTGAACGGCCCTTTGTTATTGTTGTGTTTGTTAATGGCATAGGATGCTGTTCCTGAGCCGGCTTGTTTACTTTCGTACCAGGTAATGAAGGCATTAACTTCTTCCATGCTAAGATCGAATTCTTTTTCTAAGCCTGTTATCATTGTAACAACAAGAATTGCTCTGTCACCTTTAGGCTGTTCTGGTTCTTCTGGGTCAGGTTTAGGATCAGGGACTTGTTCAGGACTGTACCCCCATATTTCCATCTCATGTATAGATAAGTTTACTTGATAATTAGCACCCCCAGTGTTTTTCGATACATTGAGTCTATAGTGTTTGAATGCTTTATCGTTTGAAATGCTAAATTCATTTGGACCTTCTATCCAACTAGTGTATTCTTTTATATCATCAAGAATTATCCAAGTATCCCCATCATTTGACCCTTCAAAAGTCCAACTAGCCGGCTGCACTACGTCTGGGAACGCGTTGTTAGTTCCATATCCTCCCTTGTATAAAACATACTTAGTTGCAACTTTTTCAGTATCAAACTCATATTTTAACCAACCTGTCTGTGAGCTAGTTCCCCATGAAGTAAATATTCCATCAACACTATAGTGAGGAATACCGTCAAAAGCCTTATAAGCTGGGAGGCCTTTAAACTCTTCACTAGCTGTAGCTTTACCTGATGGTGAATTAGCCGACTCCATCTTAGGTATAAGACTAATTGACTCCGGAGTTGCATTTGTTTCATTTGATACTGAAAAGCTTACAACAGTAAATAAAAAGATTAAAAACAAATATTTATATCTTCTCATGTAAAACACCCTTTCCTTTATATTTTGGACAACTCTTTATATCGGATTTATTGAGTGACTTTTATAGAAATGAACATGATCAAATAAATCCGTTTGGTTTGTAGGGCATCTAAGTTCCTTCCTGCGCAATGAAAAAGTTGCTGGACTGATGTCTTTAAATTTTCAGAAGTTTATCCGTTTTGAACTAGTATGTAGAATAATTCAGTTATTTTTTCCATTGTATACCGAACAAATATTCGCATATAATATAACCAAACAAATGTTCGAGGTGAGGATAATGCTGGAACATTACATCGGGCGAACGGTTGAGATCATATATGAGGATAGACACGGGACGCTCACACAGCGCCGTATTGTCGTCCGTAAGGTAAAGGATGGAATTGTATACGCTACGTGTTTGAAGACAGGAGCATGGCGTCCTTTCCGTCTGGAGCGAATCCTTTCATGGCAACCTGTAGGGAAGGGGAGAACAGCATGACAAACTCGAAGTTACACGGTGATGGTCTATGGTATGGGTTTATTATGCCAGAACATAAAACAGCCTTAGTGGAGCAGCAACGGCAGCGTACGCGCCAGCTACGTCCTGCACTCGATGAACAAGAGTGGGAACAGATAGGTCACCTTCTTCAGCGCTCCATGGAGGACCGTGAACCGGTTGCTTTGGAGTTGTTTGACCCGTTCGAACGGTGCGAGGAGATCGGCGTTGTAGTGGACATAGACATGATTCGAAAACGAGTCAAGCTGCTGCGGGATGAGGTTTCAATGTGGTTTAAGGTCGAGGACATAATTAAGGTGGTAACCCTATGAATGACTGGAGAGAAGATTTACAGCAGGATAAACCGACGAAGTATGAGCGAAAAGAATTCCGTATACCAGCTAACCCTAATCCCCCTAATCTCTGCAGTTGCATGGCCGCTATGAAAGGTAAGTGGATTGATGGCGTGTATATATGTGTAAGATGCACGAAAAGGGTATATGATGCATTCAGTTAAAGCCCCGGATTGCTCCGAGGCTTCTATTCTTGTATGAGAACATATATTTGGATACAATGGAAGTAATATTGTGGTTACTGGGGGGACAGACATGGCGAAGAAAGCTGTACCAAAAAGACCAACCAGAGATGAGTTCGAACTTGAGGAACTGGGTAACCAATTAGTAGAAGCGAAACAGGAGAACACAGAGGTAGCCTTGACCGTGTGGGGATGGGATGAACGCGTATGCGGTAGGGTTACTGAATTGGACTCAAGGACAAGGTTGGTGCACGTCATGGGTGGAGGAGAGGTAACGAAAATACCTTTTCTTGATGTCATGAAAGTCGAAAGTGTTGATCGGTTCTAATAACCGAAGTAAATCGAAATATGATGCATCAATAGGTAAAGCCCCGGAGTAATCCGAGGCTTTTTATTTAATGATTTCCCATAATAATTAGTAAATGTACATCTACCCAATCATCTACCCAATCATCTACCGACATAGGATACCCACGAAAACCGTACAGAACCAAAACCCTTATATGTACGGTGTACCAAAACATACAGAACCATATAAAACCAAACAAAACCATTTAGTAACGCACTCGTAAT